CAATCCCTCTTGTCACAAAAATCCCTGTTGCTCCCATCATCACGAATATTCCCGTGATCCCTGCGCTCGTGACATTGCCCGGTGCAACCGGTGCAACTGGCCTCATGGGCGCGACCGGTGGCACAGGCGGTGTTGGATCATCAGGCGGCGTTGGCGCATCGGGGGCTGGTGGCTTGACTGGCGCAACTGGTCCCGGCGGCGGTGCATCGGGCGCGCTTGGCCCTCCCGGTGACGAGGGACCGGAAGGCGAGCAGGGACCCCCCGGCTTGGTTGGCGCGACCGGCGCGACTGGCGCGACTGGCGCGAGCGGCGGTCCTATCGGAGCTACCGGCCTCACTGGCGCAACCGGCCTCACTGGCGCGACCGGCCTCACTGGCGCAACCGGTATTGTCGGCGCAACGGGCGATGTTGGCGCAACTGGTGCAACGGGTCTCACGGGCGCAACCGGCGGCACGGGCGGCTTGGGCATAACCGGCGGCACGGGCGGCTTGGGCATAACCGGCGGCACGGGCGGCACGGGCGGCGTCGGCGCGACTGGTGTTGGCGCAACAGGCGCAACAGGCCTCACGGGCGCAACGGGAGGCACGGGCGGCGTAGGCGCGACTGGCACTGGCGCAACGGGTGCAACAGGTCTCACGGGCGCAATGGGAGGCACAGGAGGCACAGGAGGCACAGGAGGCGTTGGAGCTACAGGCGCAGGCGCAACAGGCGCAACCGGCCTCACGGGTGGCACGGGCGGCGTTGGAGCTACAGGTGTAGGCGCAACAGGCGCAACCGGCCTCACGGGCGCAACCGGTCTCACTGGCGCAACAGGCACTCCCGGCACTGACGGATCGGATGGATCAGATGGCGCAGCCGGATTAGGTGGCGCAACAGGCGCGACTGGCGCAAGCGGCGTAACCGGGGCAACTGGTCCCGGCGGCGGTGCATCGGGCGCGCTTGGCCCTCCCGGTGACGAGGGACCGGAAGGCGAGCAGGGACCGCCCGGCTTGGTTGGCGCGACCGGCTCTACTGGCGCGACTGGCGCAAGCGGCGGCCCTATCGGCGCAACCGGCCTCACTGGCGCAACCGGCCTCACTGGCGCAACCGGTGACACTGGAGCAACCGGCCCAGTCGGTACAGACGGATCAGACGGATCAGATGGTGCGGATGGGTTGGTTGGCGCGACCGGCCTCATAGGCGCAACGGGCGCAACGGGTGGCACAGGCGCAACCGGTGGCACGGGTGGCGTCGGCGCGACTGGTATCGGCGCCTCGGGCGCAACAGGCCTCACGGGCGCAACGGGAGGCACGGGTGGCATTGGTGCAACCGGTCCGGAAGGCGCAACGGGTGCAACTGGTCTCACAGGCGCGACCGGCGTCACGGGCGGCCTAGGCGCGACTGGCGCTGGCGCAACAGGCGCGACCGGCCTCACGGGCGCAACTGGCATCACTGGCGCAACAGGCACTCCCGGCACTGACGGATCGGATGGATCGGATGGATCGGATGGCGCAGCCGGATTAGTTGGCGCAACAGGCGCGACTGGCGTCACGGGCGCGACCGGCGTCACGGGCGGCACGGGCGGCGTCGGCGCGACTGGCGTTGGCGCAACAGGTGCAACTGGCGTCACAGGCGCGACCGGCGTCACCGGAGGCACAGGCGGCACGGGCGGCACAGGAGGCATCGGCGTTACCGGCGCGACCGGCGCGACTGGCGCGACCGGCGTCACCGGAGGCACGGGCGGCACGGGCGGCACGGGCGGCACGGGCGGCACAGGAGGCATCGGCGCGACCGGCGCGACTGGCGCGACCGGCGTCACCGGAGGCACGGGCGGCACGGGCGGCATCGGCGTTACCGGCGCGACCGGCGCGACTGGCGCAACAGGCGCAACAGGTCTCACGGGCGCATCAGGCGTGAAGGGTATCCCCGGCAACGATGGTTTAGATGGCATTGACGGCGATATGGGTCTGATTGGAGCTACTGGTGCCACAGGTGCTACCGGTGCAAGTGGCTCGGGTGGCGGTGGCGGAAACAGCATATACAGTGCACTAATTGCAGGAGGCAATTAAAATGCTTTTGGACACAACCACAAAAACGCTCACTGTCGTTCTTGCTCAGGCAAAGACGACAAATGATTGCGACGTCACTGTTGCTTACGCTGATATCAATGCGACGCCAACCTATACGGATGGATCGACGGATACGACGACCAATGGCACGACGCCCGTGACAATCATCGCCGCTCCCGCATCGAGTACGCAACGCCGTGTCAGGCAGATCACGATTTATAATAACGACACGGTTTCGCACGGTGTCACGGTTTACTTTGACGACAACGGAACGAACCGCGTTCTTTGGTCTGGCACTCTTGCGTCTGGCCAGCTTCTGCTCTATAGCGGCGAACAGTGGAATGCGGGTGTACTCGGCACCACAGGATTGACTGGTGCGACCGGCTCGACCGGCGCAACAGGCGGCACGGGCGGCACGGGCGGCACGGGCGGTACGGGAGGCGTCGGCGCAACCGGTGTGACAGGCGCGACGGGCGCCACTGGAGCAACGGGCGCGACTGGCGCGACTGGTGGCATTGGCGCGACAGGCGCAACTGGTGTGACCGGCGCTACCGGCGCAACTGGCCCGGCTGCGATGAGTATCAATTCGAAGAGCGCGGCCTACACGACCGTGATCGGCGACATGAACAATACGATCCTGCATCCGACCGCAGATACGACCGCACGCACTTTCACGATTGACAGTAATGCCAACGTCGCGGCTCCAGTTGGCAGTTGTATCACATTCATCAATGAAAAAAGCGCGGGCGTGCTTACAATCGCGATCACGTCCGATACGATGTATCTCGCTGGTCCGGGCACCACAGGTAGCCGCACGCTGACCGCCTACGGTGTTGCGACAGCGGAGAAAGTCACAAGTACGGAGTGGGTCATCGCGGGCGTGGGGCTAACCTGATGACAACGTGTCAAGGATTGATGCTAGGCGATTGGCAAGGAGCTTCCGCAGGAGGGACGTTTGCCATCTTCGCGCTGGGCGACAGCACTACGACCAACTCCTATACATATTCTGGCAACACGGTTGCTGCCGGGACAGTGCTGACGACTGCCCTCTCCGGAGGCGCGGCTGCGGGTAACGCTACTCTCGGTATTTTCGCGCTGGGCGGCAGCAGCGGCAGCACTACGACCAACTCCTATACATATTCTGGCAACACGGTTGCTGCCAGGACAGCGCTGTCAGGGGCCCTCTACTACGGCGCGGCTGCGGGTAACGCTACTCTCGGTATTTTCGCGCTGGGCGGCACAGGCGGCAGCACTACGACCAACTCCTATACATATTCTGGCAACACGGTTGCTGCCGGGACAGCGCTGACGACTGCCTTCTACTTCGGCGCGGCTGCGGGTAACGCTACTCTCGGTATTTTCGCGCTGGGCGACAGCACTACGACCACCAACTCCTATACATATTCTGGCAACACGGTTGCTGCCGGGACAGTGCTGTCAGGGGTCTTCTACTCCGGCGCGGCTGCGGGTAACGCTACTCTCGGTATTTTCACGCCGCTGGGCGGCAGCACTCCGACCAACTCCTATACATATTCTGGCAACACGGTTGCTGGCGGGACAGCGCTGACGACTGCCCTCTCCGCAGGCGCGGCTGCGGGTAACGCTACTCTCGGTATTTTCGCGCTGGGCGGCAGCACTACGACCAACTCCTATACATATTCTGGCAACACGGTTGCTGCCGGGACAGCGCTGACGACTGCCCTCTACGGAGGCGCGGCTGCGAGCAACGGAACAACTGGGGTAAATATGTGATTGACAGCGTGGGGCTACGAGAGTAAGGAAATACGATGGACAGTAAACCGCATCGAACCAATTCAGATTTCCAACTTCGCTATTTTATGGCCGGATCGTGTCACACGCCTGACGGCGCATGGATGCTGATGTACGGCCAGAAGATCATCATCGAGAGCAATCTCCGCAATGCGGAAGCGCAGCGCCTCCGTCGCGAAGCCAAGATCGAGGCAGCGGAATATGCGCTGACCCAGCCCATCCCGGATTTCCAGAGGAAATTAGCGATCGCTGACGTTCTGGAAGCCAACGCTGATCTCTCGATCTGGGAGAACAACGTCAAGGCGGCGCAGGATGAGCTTGCGACCCTTGAAAAGCTGATGGCCGAACTGGAGCCGCAGCGGAAGTTTGCACATCTTCCGTTGCTGGAAGCCAACGAGGCGACGCAGCGTGGTGAATGGCTTGGCGAGCTAAAAGAGCGCGCGGAGAACTTCCTGCTTACGATGGGGACGATCCCGCACGACCACTTCCATACTATGCGGTGTCACCCGGATTTTGAACAAGAGATCGTACCTCATATTCAGGCCATTACGACGAAAGTCAAATCAGGCGTGGATGTCCTCGGAAGTAGTACGCTTGCGCTGTCCAAACCTGAATAAGGAATATAAGATATGAACTACGTTATCGTAACTGGCGGCGCTGTCACGTCTCACATCACTGACGGCAGCAACATCCAATTTGCATCCAACGTCTTTCAGCCCGCGAGCACGTTATCAGCGGCGCAGATGACCCAGTTCGGTGTATTCTCTGTGACCCCCGCTGCTCAGCCTGCCTCTAATCCCCTGACGCAAACCTGTGTCGAGACCACGCCTACGCTTGTCGCTGGTGTCTGGACGCAGACATGGACAGTGAGCGCATTGCCATCTGCACAGGCGGCGCAAAACCTCTACAGTGCCGCGATCGCGGCGGGCTTGGCAGTGGTCTCGACCGCGACACCCGCGCTCAACGGCACATATTCGGTAGCACCGACTGCGGCTGCGAACATCACCGCCATTATGGCTGGAGCTGCCGCCGGCCTTGGGTTGCCGGGCAGCGGGACGACATTCGTCTACATGGACGCAAGCGGTTCGCCTCACACATTCACCGCCGCGCAATTCAGCACGCTCGCTGTCGCCGTTCGCGACTATGTCTATGCCCTCGATATGTTCGCTGCCGGGGTTGCCCCGCAGCCTGTCGCGGCTGTCACCATCCCATAGGGAGAATTTTGATGGCTGGAGCTAAAGGGCTTGCCCTTGCCCTTGCCCTAGTTGCCAGTTGTAGCCACGGCGGTCGCCGTGGTAATCTGCGACTGTGAATTGGGAGCCATCACCAATTATGGCATGTCCCTTGCACACTTTTAGGAGAACACCTCTATGGCTAATCCATCAATCAAGCGTCTCTACGGTCCGGCCGCCTTGTCGGCGACCCTGACGACCAACCTCGTATCGACGGGAGCATTCTCCGGCGGTCCGCTCGGTGTTTATGGCTACGACATCGTCAAGCATATCCATGTCGTGAACAAGACCGGTGGGGCGGTAACGTTTTCGCTCTGGATCGGCGCGACCGCTGGTAACGCGGCGGGCACCGAGTTCTTCAATGCTCACTCGGTCCCGGCGAACTCCGAATTCGATTGGTACGGCAACCTGAAGATGCTGTCCACCGACTTCCTCGTCGGCGGTGCCTCGGCCGGGACCTCGCTGACAATCGTCATCGAAGGTGAAAGCTACGTCGTCTGACCACTAAGGTGGTTCTGCATTTATCTCCGACCGGCGGCGGCCACCCCGCCGCCGGTTTTGTTTCGTAAAGAGGGATACTCATCTTGGCCGCAACCGTCCTCATCTCCATCCTGAATAACACGTGGTTCGACAATGCATTCCAGTTCGGGGTGGCGGGCGATACGTCGTGGTCATTCGCCGGAAAAGAATTCCTTTGCGATCTGAAGAGCGACATTGACCAGCCCACTCCAGACCTTTCACTCTCTTCTGTCAGCCCGAGCCCGTCGACGATCCTGATTCTCGATCCGGTTTTGCGCACCCTCCAGTTCAACGTCACTGACCTCGTCATTCGCGCGAACCTTCAGGTAGGTCCATATCAATACGATCTGATCATGGTGGACATCGCGACTGGAGAGCGTGACGCGCTTATGGGCGGCGTCATAACTGTCGTGCAGGGCGTCACCCTTACCGGAGACTGATCATGGCCGTAGTCTTCGCAATTCAGGATGAGACCGGTACCGTCGCCCAGCTAACCCTCTTGGCATCTCCAGCCAATCCGGTTGCAGTCGGCGATACCGGCATCTACGCGGGCGTGCCTGATGAAGGCACTGACCTGTTCATGACCCCGGTTTTCAATTCGCTTCCGTTCAACGTCAGTGGTGTCTTGAACAGCACTCAGTTCTCGGTCGAGACTACGAATGCCAATATGGCTGACTGGCCTGCGAACGGGATGATCACGTGGGGGACCGGCGCGAATGCAGGACTGAATTCGACCGTCAGCAATATCGACGGCGCGAACGCATACATCAACACGACCTTCATGAAAACCTACCACGCGAGCCGGGGCAACATCCTCCCGTCTACAGCGACGACCACAGCCATGCAAGCTGCCATCGTACAGGCAACTGATTATCTCGATGCGAAGTACCGCTACAAGGGGATCAAGCTGCTCCAGTCCATCGGCAACTCTATCATGGACAGCAACGCGGTCTTCCTTGAAAGCTGGCTCACCCCCTACGCGCTCAACGGCATTTCCTACCTGACGCCAGCGACCACAACCCAGACCACGGAATGGCCGCGTCAGGGCGTTGTCGATTTCAACGGCGACACGATCAACGGCATCCCGAAGCAGATAATGATGGCTTGCGCAGAGCTTGCCATTCGCGTTCTCAATGGCGTGGCGCTCCAGCCTGACTACGATCCGACCATCGTGGGCGCTGGCGGCGTCGCATCATCCATCACCAAGAAAGTCGGTCCGCTGGAGACCGTCGTCTCTTACGATACCAAGTTCGGTCTCGGCTTCTTCGCCTCGTTCCCCATCGTGGATCGCATGCTTGGAAAGGCTGGCCTGCTCAACAACTCGGGCGGTCGGAGCGTGATGCGCTAAGCGCTTGAGCAGATAGGACAGCGGACGGTTGCCTTTAATGCTGTTGCAGCGATGACAAATCATCATCGTGTTTTCAGGGACGTGATGGCCACCCTTGCTCAACGGGATAATGTGATCAGGAACTGGGGCATTTGGATCAGATATTCCTCCGCTGTGGTGCAAGCCGATCATAGGCACACGACAGTGCGGGCAGCTACTATCGGCAGGCATAGACGTCTCGTGCTCGACATAGAATAGTCCTAGCTTCAAGACGCGGCGCTTACGGCTCTTCTCACGCCCCCTCTCGGGATTTTCCTTAGCATATTTGGCTACCCACGCAGCAACACGTGTGGTGTTTTTCGTGCGGTATTCAGTTTTGTGCGCGGTGAGACGTTCGGCGTTTTCTTTGCGGTATATGGCTTGATATGTGGCGATGGCCTCACGATGCTCCTTGCGATATAGGGCTTGATAATCGGCTTGACGCGCGGCGATGCTCTCGCGATTTTTCTTATAGTATCTAGCGTTAGATGTGGCTTTGCGCGCTTTCTTCGCTTCCGGCGATTGATCAGTATGAGGTTTTCGAGCCATAAACGGCGGGTTATCAGGTTAGCCAGCCTACGTCAAGTTGCCAGTTGTCTGGGGTTCCGTGGTGAGGTATTCTACGGCTCAGAATTCAACCCGGGATCAAATGAGCGCGGGGGCGCAAAAGGATGGCTGCTCCTGTATTCAACTACCCGGCGATGCAACAAACGGCCGATGAATTGATACGCTATTTTGGAATGGCGGCAATCCTTCGGTCACTTACGGGAACTCGGCCTGATCGCCCGTGTACGATAGCGATCATCGAGTATAATCCGCGAGAGAAGCCAAACGAAATGGCGAACCCGACTGATCGCAAGATCGTCATGTCGCCTCTCGACCCTACAACGGGGCTTGAATTGGTGCTTCCTCCGGATGACGAGCTTGATGCGCTGGTGACATTCGTCCAACCGGCGGGGACAGTCGAAAACGAGGTTCTACCGATGACGTGCAAGCCGAAGAAGACTTCGCCCGCCGGAATAGACTGTTTGTGGGAATTTACGGTAAGGCGCTAAGATGACGACTATCGTAGATCGACGCGCAATGATTATTGAACGGCTCGTGACGCTGTTCACAGGCTTCACGGTCCAACTGATCGGCGACCCGGTTCTGAGCCCGGGAGTGAGCATCACGGCGGGCAATGTTGTCCACAACCGCGATCAACTGCCGGCGGAGAAAGTCCCGGGCATCATCCTTTTGGACGCGGATGAGACCAAGGACCCGAGGGTTTTCGAGAGACCGCCGGGACGAGCGCTACCTGTCTCCCCGTGCCTGATGCGGATGACGCCTGAGATTTATGTCGTGCTGGATGTACGCACGCCAAACAACGCGAACGTAGGCGAGGATTTGAATACGGCACGAGCCGCTCTTTTGGACCTCGTGCTGCACGACGCGACCCTTCTCCAGATAGTGGGCGCGAACGGACAGATTATCTACGGCGGTTGCGTCACCGACTTGGCGCGCAACCGGACAATGCGGGGCCAAATGGGATGTATGGTCACTTTTGTATATCCATTTATTCCTAACGCCTTAAGTGGTGCTTGATTTTACGAAGCTAAACATGATACGAATAGAGCTTCTTTAACAGGAGAAGTTCCATGAGTGTCCCAAGAGACTGGATTATTTGCTCGACAAAGCTGCTTAAGCATTTTCGAGATAGGTATATGGATCACGCTACCCGCGCCAAAAGGCGTGGAATAGGTTTCGAGTTGACATATGAGCAGTGGATGGAAATCTGGCTCAAGTCAGGTCAGATATTAAATCGAGGAATGGAGTTAGGTCAGTATGTGATGGCTAGAAATAACGACACCGGCCCATATGCCGTTGGCAATGTTTCTATCATCATGGGAAGCCAGAATGTACATGATGCCAATCTCAGACTATCGCCCGGTTTTTATAAGCGATGGACACCTGAAAGGCGACTTCAGCATTCAAAAACCCTAACTGGTCGTAAGGTCTCCGAAGAGACGAGAGCTAAGATGGTTGACGCTGCGTATGCGACGTGGGCCGCCCGAAAAGCTGACAGCGACTAAAATGGAGAAATGCTATGGCAATTGGCGATCAGACGATTGAGGGCTCACTAAATTCGCCGAATATCGGAAATTACTACGTTGGAAAAGGTATCATCAGTATCAAGTTGCTCGGTGAAAGCGTCTTCACAGACTGTGGCAACGTTCCGACGTTCGAGTTCATGGCCAAGGTGACGAACCTCGACCACTACTCTTCGCGAACCGGCGTCCGCGTCAAGGACTTCACCGCCGTCATCGAGATCAGCGGCTCCCTGACCATGGTCTTGGAAGAGTTGACCGCCCGCAACATGGGCTTTGCGATGCTCGGACTGGCAACTGGCGGACCGTCGCCGTCTCCGGACAGCATCGATATTTTGAGTTCGCCGGTTATTTACGGAACAGTGAAATTCGTCGGTACGAACGATATCGGTCCGATCTGGACTGTTACCTTCCCGCTCGTGAAGCTGTCGCCTTCGAAGGCACTCGGCCTGATCCAGAATACGTGGGGCACCATCGATCTTGAAGGTGACGTGCTGTTCGATCAATTGTCAAATAGTTTCGGCACCGCGACTGTCACGCAGCCGCTCAACCCGACTAACGTCCTCTGATTTTCAGTCTGTGGCCTCATTTCAGCACGCGCTGAAACAGGCTGCGGCCTTATTTTTCACAACAGGAGAACACGCACATGACCGATCCAGTGGTTGAAGTACCCGCCGATGGCGCACTGCCCGCTCCGAGCGCGGACAATATCGTAGGGACCTACTCGGCCCCGAACCCCGGCGCTCAGCCCGGCGAAGTCGCCGAACAGCCATTGACCGAAGGGTCGGCCGCCGATCCCAGTCCGACGCCCCTCGAAGTAGTCCCGGCTGAGGACAAAATCCAGACTGCTGATGACCCGGACCCCGAGGCAACTGCCAAGGGCGCGACGGACCCGGCAGTCCACAATCCACGCGGGCCAGTTGATGGCAGCGGCGTAGGAAACTTGGAAGGCGGGACAGCGTCGGCGGGCGTTGCGCCGATTGCTCCGACCAAGGTCGATGTGGACGAGCCGACCAACGAGGATACTCACCCGACCCACAATCGCGCCGCTCACAATCGGAATGCCAAGCGTGGCGTACCGACAGGTCCGGCCCATACACAACACAGCCGCCCGGTTCGTCGCGGCGAAGTCTGATTACTCCATATGCCAGAATGGCCCTTCTGTGGTCATTCTGGCGTAGAGGATACACCACTCCATGACCAAGCATCCTGTACAGAAGGCCGTTGAAAAACTGGCGGCCGAAGCAGCCGCCGCTGAGGCCGCCGCGCACGCCGCTGATCCGGCGGACACCTTCGAAGACACCCTCATCGCTCCCGAGATCGAAGCCGGCAAGCCCAAACGGCACGGCAAGCACGGCAAGCGATAACTCATTTCCTATTATCTGTCCCCTCAAAAATAAGGAAGAACCTATTATGTCTGGAAGAAAGCCGGGTCTTAATTTGGCTGACCTTGCGCCAATGTCCGAAGACGTTCCAATCGGTGATGATTTTCTCACAGTCTATGGCATCTCAGCCCGAGACGGTCTCCGCATCTTGCAGCAGTTTCCACAGGTCGCTACCATGGTTGACAAAGGTTTCAATCTTGGCAGCTTTCTCGCAGTCGCTCCCGACGCTGTTGCCGCTATCATCGCAACAGCAACCGGATGTGCTGGAGACGAGAAATCGGAAGAGAATGCCGGACGACTTGGGATTGAAACCCAATTCAATATCCTCGAAGCTATCGGGAGGTTGACCTTCACAAACGGGTTTGCCCCTTTCGTGGCGCGGATCATGGCTCTCGCCGACGCAGTGCCATCCGCCCCCTCTACAAAGGCACCGGCTATGAAATCGCCGCCTGTATCGAAGCCCTCATCGCCGGAGGACATCTCCCTGATGTAGTCTGGGGTTATACGCCCCGGCAGATGTCGGCGTTCACGTTTCTCGCGGTCAAACGGATGAACCGCGAAGCTCATGGTAACCTCTCGGTGATGGCGCTCGCCAACAGTGGAGACGGTAAAGAGATCAACAAGCAGTTGGCGCACTGGGAGAAGGACGCGGACCTGTGAAACTTACCATCGATACCAACTACGAGCAGTTTCAGTCAAACTTCGACGAAGCCGCTGAAAAATTCGGTGTCGCGCTAGACACGGCCAAGAACATGGTTGCGTCGATGATCAAGAGCCGGGGCGAAGCTGATATCATGGCTGCTGGTAACTTCGGCGAGGACTACACTGGAGCACTGACAGTGGAAGTGGATGGTAACACCATCACGACCACGCTCGACGCCCCCGGAGCCAGCATCTTTGAAAGCGGCGGCACAATCCAAGGCAATCCGCTGCTCTGGATAGGGATCAGCGGCACGGATGCGGAGGGAACGAGGGCAGGCGCATATGGAGATGGTTTGTTCTCCGTCAATCGTAAAGCGGGAGGCGTCCCGCTCCTGTTCTCTGTGAGAGATCATGCTCCGAAGTTCTTTGGCGTTCCAAGTGTCTTCATCCCCAAGAAGTTTCATCTTGAGGAAATTCAGTTGGATGTGATGGAGCATTTCCGTGACGTATTCAATGCTGAGTTCAGGGGCGGCGCATAATGGATGATGTAATTCAGAAAATTCTGCTTGAGGGCGACGGTGAAATAGTCAGAGCCCTGCACACTATTGGCGAAGAAGGCTCTCGGGTTTTCGAAGCTCTGGAAAGAGCTTCGGCGGGTGGCGCGGGAAGTATGGAAGCGCTCGGAACCGCAGTCGGCGGCATCTTAACCATCATGTCTACGGCGACCGCTGCGTTGATTGGTTTTGTTGAAGCGCAGGACAGCGCAACACAAACCGCCGGGTTCCTTGCACAGGCGTTTGGCACAACCACAGCACAACTGGAGGGCCTTGAAGCCGGGTTCGCGGCAGCGGGTGTCAGCGCTCAGACCTTTGAACGATTTGCGCAACGGCTTACGAATACGATTGCCCAACAGTGGCCCCAGATCACGGCTGCCGTTCGCACCAGCACGACGCAACAGAGCGAAGCGCATAACGCGGTTATAGGATCACTTCAGCGCGTCGCTGATGCAGAGCACGCTCTCCAGATGGAAGCATCCGAGACCGGGGCCAAGTTGACGAGTGCTTATCTTAGCTCCGCTAGCGCATCGTTGAGCCTCGAAACCGCTCAAGAAAAACTCAATACGTTGATGGGTAACCCGCCGACAGCAGCCCAGAAGCAAGCGCTGGCGCTTTCGGAAGCACAACTTGCTGTCAAGAAAGCGCATAACGCTCTGTACGAAGCCAGCCTAGCATCCGAGAAAGCAGAACAGGAGGCTGTAGAGGCCCATGCGAAAGCTGAGCTTGCCCTCTCGGAAGCACATGATCGTGCGGAAGGGGCGGCTGAAAAAGAATATCAGCAATCACTTACCAACCTTCCGAAAATCGCGGGTGCGTTGAAGGGTGTCATCGCGGGTAACGAGGACCTCGCGAAGACTGTTGATCTTTCGGCGGTGTCCGTGCAGAAACTTGAGCAAGGTCTAATTCTCGCTGCGTCCACAGGCGACAAAGAGCCATCGGGCATTCAAACGTTGACAGCGGCATCCGATCTTCTTAGCTCCGCGACGGCCAAACTTATCCCAGAGCAAACCCAACTGGCTTTAGTGATGCGGCTTGGCGGTCAGCAGATGCGCTCGACCGGCGCATCGGCTGGTGAAATGCTCCATGTGCTGCAATCGGGGAAGGCAGCTTTCGATGATTATGCAAAAGCGGCCGAAAGTTCGTTCTCCGCCAGCGCTGAGGGCAAGGATAACGTCGAAGCGTACCGGCAAGCTTTTGAGAAATTCAGTTATACGGTTTCGATTGCGAACCGCGATCTGGCGGCCATGGCGAGCCCGGCACTCACATCATTTCTCAGCCTGTTAGCTGACAGCATCAAAAATACTGACGGTCTTCTACACAATATAATCGCGGCGTTCGAACAGCTAGGTAGGGCTGTGTCTACTGTAATCGGCGGCATTGTTAGCGGCTTTCAGGCGGCGAGCGAAGCGCTTGGCCTCGATAAATGGCAATTGCTCAAAATTGCCATTCTCGGCGTGATCGCAGTTGTCGCTCTGTTTGCAACTCCGTTTCTCGCGATCCCTGCGTACATCACAGCCATCGTTGTCGGAGCCGGGCTGCTGTATGACGAATTCTTCAAGGTCGGTCAAGCAATCGGAGCCATGTGGCTCAGAGTCAAAGATAGCTCCGTAGGCCAATTCATCTCAAAAATTATTGATGGGATGAGCCAAATCGTCCAACTGGCAGCAAAGCTTCTCGGCATTAAGGGTGGTGGCAGTGACGGACGGAGCGCTGATGTTAAAAAGGCTGATGCCGCACGCGATACGCAGTCCAATGCCAAGGAGCCGGATAATGCTGGCATCACTTCACATTCAGACGACGCGGGAGAGGGATTGGATAAAGTAGCTACGTCGGCAGACAAAGCAGCTTCGGCGCTAGATAAGATCGTAAGCGGCAAGAGCAGCAGTAGCAGCAGCAGCAGCAGCAGCGGTGGTCGATATACATCTGATGGTGGCTCGAATACGTCGGGCTCGTGGCTGGGTGGATTGATACGCAGATTTGCAGAGGGTGGCGGCGCGGTCCATGGTGCGGGCAGCGGGACAAGCGACAGCATTCTCGCGCGGTTATCGAATGGCGAGTTCGTCGTAAGGGCGGCGGCGGTGCGGGCATACGGTGCGAACTTCCTGCACGCGATTAACAGCATGAGTTTCCCCGGCTTCGCCATGGGCGGTCTCGTGCCATCGCCCGTTCGTTTGGCTGGCAGTGGTGGAGCAGGGCAGGCTTCGAGCACGGTCAACCTGTCAATCGACGGCCACTCATTCAATGGTTTCCGTGGACCGAAGAACGTCGTTGACGAACTCACGAGTTATGCAATCGGTCGCCAGACTTCGGCGGCCGGCACAAACCCCTCGTGGCTCAAATGAGCTATACTGAAAAGAATGCGGTTCTGCCAACGCCGTCGAGAGCGAGAACGTGCGGAGATGCAAGATGAGTGACCCACTTGAAAACCTTCTGCCTGCAAACACTGATACGATCCTGTCAATCTCATCGTTCGGCACCATGCTTTATCAGGCGCGCGGTCTGACGCAAACGCTCGAAGTGATCGGCGCAGCGATGCAGCAAGAGCGCACTATCAATGGTATTCTGATCGATCTGTCTGTCCAGCAATTTCGAAAATACGCATCCACGATCACATCTCCGAACGATGTCGAAGCACCTCCGCTCGATGGCGTCTGGCCCGGCATGACTGTCACTGTCGATTGCGCGGTCAGTCTCGCCTACCTCACGTCGGGAGGCAACGGCCCGTACAACAGACCTCAGGTTTCGGGTTCGTCCTACGTGCTGGGCTCATACACATTCTATCGTCCCGTGCTTACCATGCTCGTCAAGAAAGTCCAAACGCACTTCGATGAATGGAAATGCAGTGTGGGGTGGACAATCGAATGTGAAGAGGTATGATATGAAAGACGCGCTCGGACACGGGAGCAATGCGGGCTCGCACTCCAGCGGCATTGAGCCGGATGCTGGCAAAGCATTTTGGGCTTCAAGGACTAAACGATGACATCATTTCCATTTACCTTCTATTGGAGCGACGAAACGGAGACCACGTTCAACGCGAGCACGATGAACGTGTGCGACGAAGACATTATATCGTTTGTGATCAAGCACGATGAGGGACAAATCCCGACACTCGATATTGTCGTCAAGAACCCGCGCATCGGCTTGCTCGCGCCGGGCCGCAAAGTGTGGGCATGGTTTGGTTGGTTGAACGAGAACGTTGCGCCAGCCGCCTATCAGCCGCTGTTTTTCGGTGTGCTCGTGGGTGTCCCGACCAGCCTGTTCCAAGAGAAGGTCACGCTCAAGTTTATCGCGCGCTCGCCAGACTTCATTCAGAACAAGCAGGCGCTCGCTGAAACCATGAAGACGGCGCCATATTACGATCCGATCTGGCTAGAAACCGGCAAGCGCGATGATCCTGATACAATTCTCGAAGCGTGGTCCGCTCTATGGCACATAGACAGATTGACGAATGTGATCACGCACTCGGATATCCTGACTGGCGAAGATGGCACTCTGGTGTTCACAGAGGCCGATGCGCTCTACGACAGTGTATCGCTGACACTTGGGCAGCCGCCGCTCACGAACATCCGCGTTGAAGCGACGACCAACTGGACCCAACGCTCGTCCGGCTTCATCACTGACATCCCACCGCTCAACATTTCCAGCTATACTGGCGATACCCTGATGTCCGACTGGCCAAAACCGGGCGCGGCTATTGGCGGAGGATACAAGTGCGAAGCCAGCTACGTCATCGATACCTACTTCATCTCCGACACGCCGACTTTCAGTGTGAACTCGACGTTCACGTCTGGTGATACCAACCCGGGCCAATGTGGAGTTTCATCCGAAACTATGAGTTCGAGTGGCCCTGCTCTTCTCGCTCCTAAATATCTGAGTGCAGTTCTCACAGGCTACATGAAAAGCGGCGTTTGCGATCCGGGTGCCGATCCCCCTGTGAACACACCATCGCAGATAACGAGTACGGGTATCATCGTTCCGCAGTGGAATGTCTCGATGAGCATGACGCTTCGATACGATGCTTCGCGGCAGTATTCGGAAGTTCTGGCTTTCGACATGACGGCTGACACTCAGGCCATCTTGGCGTCGCCGACTGTATCTCAGAACACCGAACTGCTCACACTTTCTTCCGTTGACGTGGGCCAGCCGCTTCTCGAAGTGGAGGCTTGGGATGATTTCTTGGGGCAATCGGTCGCGCTCGCTCAGATCATCTTCCCGAATAACCCAACTACTCCGGGCGGACTGGCCTATCAGATTTGTGTCACCGCCGGGACGGCCGGGACGACCGAACCTGTATTCAGCGACATCGTTGGTACGACTACGGCAGACAACAGCGTCGTGTGGGCAAGTATGGGCGGAAGTCCGCTTACGACCGCGCCGAAATGGTCGCCGGCTTCGTTCGTCCCGCTCGGCCAGATCATCCTCTTGCAAAATCAGGTCTTCAATCCGGCCACTGGTGACTTTGAAGATATCCCGGGCGAGGGCGTCTATTACATCTGCACGTCCGCCGGGCAGACTAACAGCACGTACACGGAGTTCTCTTATACGCCGCCTGTCGTATCCAACGTCGAGGTGACACCGGCTGTCAAGTTTATCAATTACATCAAGCCTCCCGCGTACGTCACGAGCGTCGGCGCGCAAGTAGCTGACAGTAGCAGCGGTGGTGAAATGGCGCTTCTGGGCGCTTACCCGATTGGGGGCAGCGGAGAAGGTGTTACGTGGACAGTACTCGGTACGACACCAGCTTTGCTGGGCATCCCGATCGGCGGCACGGCTGATACAGTCACCGCCAACTCATATTTCCCGACTGCTCGCGGGTTACAGAGCGTCGAGTACCTGATCAGCAAGGCACGCGCCCGTCTGCGTTTTCGGGCACGCGCCGTGACGGTTGGATGGGATTGTCTGATGGGGTTTGCGGCTGCTCTGACGTGCCGCTGGAACGCAACGCTGTCCGATCCCCGTTTCCCGGGTGGTAGTGTCACAGGCAAGATCACGAGTTATTCGATGACTGGTGACGGTAACGGCAAAGTTCGGGGCCACGTCGAGATCGGGTGCGCAGTAGGCTTCGGAAACAGCATCAACGAGATCACCGGAACACCCGAATATGCTTCACCCGGCTACATGCAAGTCGGCTATCAAGTCTACGACGGAGCGACGGTTGCGCACGGCAGCGGCGAAACTACATACACGCTCCCGCAGTTCGGCGGCGGCTTCGATGACGGTTTGATCTTCCCACTGACATGGAGTGATATTAGCGATGGCGGCCTCATCAGTGGATCGCTGGCGGAGCAGGAAGCCGCGATTACAGCATCGTTCGTCGCTGCACGTATATTGGCATGGGACAATGCATTCATCGGCACCGTAGTCGGGACCGGCGGTACGGGAGCGGGGACCACGACATCAGGTCTCAATCCTCAAATGGCGTGGTACGTCACTCAGGAAGAACTTGCACTCGCGTCTCAGAACACACCATATGTGATGGCCGCGAATTCCATCTCGTGGACAGCGTTGCTGAAACCGTGTTCGGGTAATGGGCCGTTCGGTGGATCATATAACATCATCGTTTCCCCGCTCGTCATCCCGATGGGCATCAACTTGGAGGCACCGTCATCGCCATGACAAATTGGATGAATGAAAAAGTAGTCGTAGAGAACAACGTGACACCGCACGATCCGGTTGCGATGGTGCGAGGTATTGCCGACAGTATCGAAGGGTTTTGGGGCTACGTCGCGGCTCGAAGCTTCATTGAAAAAGGCCCGATCCCTAAGGATGACCACACAATGAAGATCGCGCACGATGACGCGATGTGCTTGCGTGCGGTCGCGGATATGATGGAAGCAAACCGTGGGTAAGAGACCAGCCATAATGCCCAGAGGACGACCGCTCGATATGAAACCGCACGGGCCAAAAGTTCTCCCGAAACTACATAGAGTGTGGTCTCGCGAACACGTCGAGCAGGCGGTCCAATTCAGGAAAGATCGCGAGGAAGCTAGGAGAAAGTACAATGGGTCTTGAAGTAGTCATTCGTCCGTACAGCGCGCCTGACACCGGACCGACGCCATTCCATCCAGCCGGGGCATCCAGCGCACCGCCGGTTCGCCTTACCGTGGGTTTGGTCGGAGGCACCAAGACTTTCGCCTTCAGTCAGAGTGGATCAATCTCGACATACATGGCCGCTATCCACAAAGAAAAAGCGGTCACAGCTTTCGACATGACCACCGGAAAAGTAGCGCAATAAGATGACTTTGACCAGACGATCTCACATAGTTCGCATTGGCATCGGTCCGCCACCGCAAGCCTATTATATTGACATGGAAGTGCTTGACGCCGTGTCGTTCAGAACGACCGGGGACAAGGAAATGGTTTTGAACCTTCCGGCGACTGATGCCGATCCCTACATCGTAGATGATACCGGAGACAATAATCAGAAAACACCTTCGGTCGTAACTGCTACCCGCCGTTCTCACATGAAACGGATCACCGGAGCGCCAGATGATACGGAGTTTGTGGATGTTGAAGTTCTTGACGGCGTCGCTTTCCGGGATGATAGCGGAAAAGAGTGGGTCATGTATTTGCCGGATGATGACAACCTCGATGTCTACAACACGACAACAGGGCAGGGCGATATAAGCTCAACTCGCCGGGTCCACGATGAGCAACTCTATAGCGATCCAACAGACAAAACTTCGGCCTCCATTACAGTCGAGCGATGCGATACGATGTGTTTCAGATCGACCGGCGGCGAAGAAATGGTTATCGTGATGCCTTCGAGTGATGACGGAGTAGACCCCGGCGCGCTGACAAACGGGGGTGATGTCCAGAGAGCGGACACGGTCACGACACCGCCTGATTATGATCCGAATGGCACCACCGTTGTCCCTCCGCCCAATACTGATCCGGACATTTACGCGATCTTCCCGCCGGGCAGCAAAGGCCCTCCGACCGGAGACAGCGGCTCTGACAAGACGAAAAATCCGAAGATCGCATGTGGTCCGCTATGGTGGCCGCGTGGGATCAGCAAGAAGAGCGGACCATGGTACTGGTACATACCCGTTCAAACCACCATGACGTACAGCATCACGCACACACCGGGCAAGTATGATTGGGTTGGTGATCCGACTTCCTCCAGTTGGGCAGGGACCCCCTCGACATTGACGCTCGTCTATGCGCCGGGTTTCTTTTTCACAGGCGCGGACGGTAATGATGAATTCCATGCGTATTCACCTTGGGGCTGGCCAACGCTCGACGCTGCGATCTTAGGCGGCATAGATGGTCTGGATTGGGGCCTCGTAGACTACGATGATACGCGGATCGATGATAACCAGCCGAATGGACTTAACGCCACACCCTGCATCCCGGGCGTGAGTGGTGATCCTGACATCTGGCAGATCACCGGCATCAAAGCGCCCGATCTTATCAAGCCGATACCGCCCGCGATCAAATGGTCTCCCGGCTCGATCAGCCCGGCCCTCGCCAAGCAAGTAGCATTGGCGTGGCTCCAGCAATGGAATGCCACATCGACGAACTTCAATAGTATGCATGCGGGCCTAGCCGGGATATATACAGGCCACTACTACTTTATCACATGGCCTGTTGGGGTTGACAACGGAGGCACGCAGCGTTTCGGGGGAGCCGGCGAAGCGAAGATCGTTCCCTATGCATCAACATCGTTTCACGTTCCGTTGTGGGACCTTACTGTGTTTCCCGCTCTGACCGGCGGCCGATACATCGGCGGTCTTCCGGGTGATTTCTGGTCCCCTGTCACGAGCTTCACCGACCCAAACGACGGCAGCACCCACGACGTTCAGGAGGGAGCAATGGACTACTATGCCGAGATACTCGGTGTGACACAACTCGATCCTAAGAAGTGGGACACGAGCAAACCAGAGAGCCCCAAACTCAAGGGCACTTGACAGTTCCATTAAAACATGGTTAACAGACAACCCGAAAGGATTTCCCGCCATGCCAATCACTACACTGACGTATCGAACGGCGGACGCTACACGTTGGGGCGGCGGCCAAGGCTCTGACCTCGCGGCTGTGACCATCGATCTCAACTTCTGGGCTATTTACACTGCCATCAGTGCGCTCGAAGCTGCTTCACAGACCACGGTCAGCATCGACTACATTTCGCAGACAGCGGGCAATCAACTTTTCATCCATCTGACCAATCATGCTGTGCTCGGGCCGTTCATCATCCCGACCACGCAATGGAACCCGCGTGGTCTCTGGCAGCCGATGACGCCTTATGCCCCGTTCGATGTTGTATCGGACGCTGGCAGTCTTTATCTCGTTACGGCTTCGTTTACGAGTGCTTCTACATTCGACCCGCTTGCGACGGATGGGCTCGGCAACCAGCTCTACATTCTTATCCTGTTGCCGCCAGCGGACACGTTGCCGAACAACGGTGTTGTCGGACAGGGGCTCGTCTATACTGGCGGCTCTCCAGCTTTCGCGGCGTGGCAGTACCGGTATCGTGATCTCGCGCTCTTCATTCCGGGTCAGCCGCAAGCGGGCTCCGTCTTGATGCAGTATTGCGTCACTGAAGATATGTTTTTTCCGGTCGGGCTCGTGGGCTCAGTTGCATTTGCAGCGATCCAAACCATTACGACGGTCTCCTACCCGCTGTTCAAAAACGGCAACGCCATCGGCGCGATCATCTTCAACGGTCCGTCGCCGGACAGCGTTGACGTGCAGTTCGTGGCGCAGGTTGACTTCGTCGCGGGCGACGTGATCACCATGAACGCTCCGGCGTCTCCGGATGCGCAACAGGCCGGCATTTCGTTCACGCTCGTCGCCACCTTGACCTGAGAGAAGTAAATGACAGTCACTTGGAACCCATCAGACTGTTCGACTAACATCGCGCTGTCAGGTAGCAACCTGACGGCGACCAATACCTCGGCGGGTGGCAATGGCGGCGTGCGCGCGAACGTCAGTCTAACGACGGGAAAGCTTTATTGGGAAACCCTGATCGTCGCCAACAATTATACCAACTATAATACGGTCGGGGCTACCCTGCTTTCGACGGCCCTCTCCGGCGTGTACGAGGCGAACGGAGGCGTCGGCGTTGCAGCGGGTGGCGAGATTTATCTCAATGGCTCCGATTACTCTGTCACTATCGGGGATACAGTTGGGCAGGTTGTCTGCCATGCGCTTGATCTAGGGGCCATGCTCTATTGGGTGCGCCGAGGCGACGGCCCGTGGAATGCATCAGGCAGTGCCGATCCGGCAGCAGGAACCGGGGGCATTGATGTCAGCGCAGTCTTTACCGGCGCGGTAGCGCCTTGCATGGCGTCCTCTTCTTCGACTGCCGGTCAGATGGAAGTCACCGCCGACTTCGGCGCATCGACCTATGTCTGTATCGTACCATCCGGTTTTCTCAATGTGGATGGCAGCACTCCAACGGGGCCAACTAATACCGCAGTTACGTGGGACCCGAATGACGCGGCTGTCGGGATCACGTTGTCCGGTGGCAATCTTACTGCCGCGAATGTCGCGTCAGCGGGAAACGTCGGCGTATACGCACTTACATCTCAAACGGCCGGCAAGTTTTACTTTGAGAGCTACTGCAATGCCAACGATACCAGCGTCTACAGCGTCGCCGGTGTGGCCCCGCGTTCCCTGTCGCTTAACAATCTTTATTCCGCAACCGGGGGCGTTGGTGTCGGCCAGAGCAGCGGCGTAGGCGAGATTATTCTCAATGCCACGCAGAACACCGCTTTGGCAACTACCAGCGTCCTGCATACCATTTGCCACGCTATCGACCTCACCGCCAAACTCTATTGGGCGAAAATCGATGGCGGCCTCTGGAATAATTCTGGCACGGCTGATCCGGCAACCGGCGTAGGCGGCATCGATATCAGCAGCGTCTTCTCGGGACAGGCCGCCGCCCCCTTCATGTCGTCTTCATCCGCCGGGACGGCTGGTACAAGTTTCACCGCAAACTTCGGGGGCACGAGCTACGCGTATACGGCTCCGTCCGGATTTGGAAATTGGCCCGTCCTTTCGTCGCCGGCATCGAATGTGTGGGCATCCACCGAGACCCCCGACAGTATGGTTTTCCTTGTGCGTAACGGCTATCCGGGCGTGGTCGCCGATCTGGCAGTGACTGAAATCCTCGATGTGTTGGCTGCGGTGGGCTACCCGGCATCCGTAGGCACATGGATCGTACAGGAAACTCCGGACAGCATGAGCGCTCGCGTGATCCAGCCCTTGACGGGCACGCTCGCAACCACCGAAACTCTGGACACGTTCTTGGCGCACGGCGTCGGCTTCGGTGTGAATATCGATTTTAACCTGACAGAGCTACTTGACATCGCGCACTTTTTAGTAGATGCTGTCCAACCGACCAATGGTGTGCTCGCCGCGACAGAGACACCCGACCGCTTCCAAGCGTTGGGAGCCGGGGCCGTCAGGCCCTCTACTTCACAAACCGTCATTTTCTTTGTCGCCTAACCACCGGAGGATATCTCTATGCCTGTAACCTACAACACGACGCTGCGCAACACGCGCATGACGGACGTGGTCACCGCAATCGGAACGGGTGGCTACCTCAACATCTACACGACGGGCCTCGGCACGTTGCTGTCATCCATTCCACTGGCGAACCCGGCGGGCACTGTGACGTCTGGCGTCCTCTCGTTCTCCGGCACTCCGCTCACGCAGAGTTCGGCTAACGCATCAGGCACCGCAGTCGCGGCGAACGTGACGACCGCAGTGAACGGCGGCGGCACAATCGTCATCAGCGGCCTGACGGTCGGCGTATCGGGTACCGACATCATCATGTCAAGCACGAGCATCGTTGCTGGCCAGCCTGTCACGATCACGAGCGCGTCGATCACCGCTGGCTCCTAACGTATACTCACGGATGGGAGTATAACGGGTGGGACAAACAGCCGTGGCCCCCGAAGAGGGCGTAGTCTTCAACGGCAGCACTTTGTCCGGCCCAACTCCCGGTCCGTTTGGATCGGCCGAAGGCGATGTGTTCAATGGAGTGTCGCTTCCCGGCGACAGCGGCGGCAGCAGCGGCAGCGGTGGTCTTGGTTTAGGCTACGGTACGAACCCTCCAGCGAGCCCCTTCCCGGTTGTTCCTACTCCCAGTGGTGGCCCGCTGGTCCTCACAGCCATGACACCGGGTCCCACTGCGGTCTTCACACCATACATGCAATACAACGCTGCGTCCGGTGGCACTCCTCCGTACTCATGGGAGCTAATCGGCGGCGCGCTTCCGTTGGGTACCGACCAGAAGATTTTATCGACGAACGGTGTCCTCGATCAGATTTACGGCAATTTTCTGCTCCAGACCGGACCATTCAGCTATACGCTCCAAGTCACCGACAGTTCTGGCGTTGTTTCCCTCGCCTATATCGGCAACGACACATATGCGAGCAATCCTATCACCACTTTCTCGGGCGGCAGTCTTTCAACAACCAACGACAATCAACTTGCGATACTTGTGTTCGTCTCATCGAATGAAAGCGCCGCATCAGCAGTTGCCCAGATCACGTCGGTAACGACGAATGGTAACGTGCTGACATTCACGCGTGTCTTCCATGACGAGAGTTTCACCTTCTCTGACAGTGCGGGTGACAGCGGCGCTCCGGTAGCGACGATCTCAGTTGACATCTTCACTGCCCCCGTGCCTACGCAAATATCGTCCCTTGGTTGGACGGCGCACGGCAATGGCAACGTCGCTCATGGCACTGTCATGAGGTTCACTGTCAACGGGCTGGCTGACATCAACCATCCATTCGATCCCGCATTCCCCAACGTCGCGAAGAACCTGACCGGCACGGCGAGTGCCCCGACGAACACCGGGATCACCACGAGTAATCCGGGAGGGCTTCTGTTCGGCATCACGATCAACCACACCACGGGCGGCGGTGTCGATACCACGCCTGTACCTGATCCGACTGGCTGGGTTCCGATCCCCGGCGGCACTCAAGACAATAGCGGCGGCTCCAGTGGCTTCTCCCTCATGGCTTCGAACAAAGAAGCTCCCACGGTGCTGAACAATATCACGGTCACTGATGGGTTCACGGACAATTTCTGGTATCAGGTCATCTTTGCATTCATCGGTTCTCCCGGCGGTTCGCAACAGGTCGCTACGGCCACTATCACCGGGGATGTCACACCGGTCATGCCCGGCACTGTCACGTTTGATGGGCCTACGGGAGATGGGAGTGGGAATTTGATCACGGGCAGTGGCACCGGTGCTTATTTCATCGTGCCCCCTTACAACATCCTCATGATCGAGATGTTCGCGGGCACTGATGGCCCCACCACCCTCGCATCTACGCTAGGTGCACGTTTTTCGTCGGAAGGATCAGAGACAACTATCATTCTCACACCGAGCGATCCCGGCGCTCCGATTATAGGCGGCCCCATGCAATACGCCATCGGTGGGGGCAGCCCCGCCGGTCATATCACCTTTACATGGAGTTGAAATGAGCCCGCATGTTTACGTACAGGGAATGCACGGCCTTGGCGATACGATCCATCAGCGCGCGGTCATCCGTCAAAAACTAGCAGCGGGAAACAAGGTCACGCTGGAAACATCGTGGCCGTCGCTGTATCACGATCTCGTCGGCGACAACTTCAAGCTCGCGCGACGTGGCAAGGTGGGGCTCCACTCTCAAGACAAGAACTCACAACGCGAGAGCGATAAGTTCTCCGCGATGCGCTTCGGCGTTGGCATGCAGGCGATGCGCGTGGCCTATAGTGGCCAACAGGTGTTGCGCACACCGAGCAAGACAGTTCTGGAGGCGATGTGCAATGCGACGGGGACAAGCTACGAGGAGGCTGATTATCGCCTTCCTGTTCCGAGTATCTGGTACCGACTTCTTTGCGAAGCACTCGGACCGATCCCGGTCGCCGGCTACGAAAAACCGTGGCTCATATATCGGCCCCTTGTCGCCCGACCTGAATGGCGCGGCTCAATACTCCGTAATGCTGACCCCGCGTCTTACTACACTCTCTTTGGAGAAATACGGGACCGCTATTTTGTCATCTCGATCGCGGACCTCGAAGCAGGCAAGGAATGGCTCGCGTACCCCGAACAAGAGATCAAAGCGGACTTGACTTTCCACCATGGAGAGTTGGTTTGCGAAGCTCTGGTTGCTCTTTTCAAGCAATCCGACCTCGTGTTCACTTCGAGCGGCTTCCCGGCTATCCTCGCGCCGGCAGTCGGAACGCCCTGCATTTCCATCGTTGGAGGCTACGAATACCCGGGCTGCCATGACAGCGCCGCGCGCTTCGCTCCCTATTTATCAATTGGCCCGAGAACCTCGTGCTCGTGCTGGACATCCACATGTCGTCAAGTGTGTGACAAGTCATTCGATCTTACGGTCGCTCGGGCCAAGATTGATAAGTTTCTGTCCAAAACAGTTATTCAAATCTCGTATCCCCAAGTTGGGGTCGAACGTACCCAGATTGGGGTCGTATGACTTTCGCTCACGTGCAACGCCCGCCAACATTCCGGCTCGTCCAGCGCGCACCGACCACGCAAGAGGCGGCCATAGTCATGGGTGGTGGCGGCGATCCGTTCGCGGAGTACGAACAGGCCCGCGATCTCTGCGCAAGGGCTGGCCGTACTGTCACTATCTTCGCTGGCAACGACATGATAGAAAAGTTCCCACACTACGTCAATCACGCCGTCACTCTTCACCCTGATAAACTCCAGTTGTGGCTGCCTCGCCGCCGCGCCGCCGGGTTCAATGTCCCGGACAAGGTCTGGGCACATCGGGAGTACGCAGGCGCTGTGACGGACTGGACGCGGGACTGGGCTGGCTCAACCGGCCTGTTTTGCGGCAAGATCGCGCGGGAGCTAGGGTTCGTCCACATCATCCTGTGCGGCGTACCTATGACGGAAGAGGCGAACCACTTCATCCGCAATGAACCGTGGAAACACGCCAACGGTTTTATTCGGGGCTGGAACGCGCATCTGGAAGAGTTGAGACCCTACGTCCGCAGTTACAGCGGATGGACGAAAGAACAACTGGGAGAGCCTACCGAGCAATGGCTTCGAGAAACCATTGTTGATCAGCATTCGAACCTGCCGCAGACAGGACTACGAGCATGAAACGAAATTTTGGTATTCCGTCAGAAGTCGGACCCGCAAAGCCGGGATGCGTGTTCTTGTACTTCGTGTTGGCAATGCTGTGCTTCATGGCCGCCGGGGCCGTCAAGTCGTGCACATGAAGCCCGACCCAGCTAATGACTACATCCTGCCGATCATCGGCATCTGTTTGCTGGTGTGGGTTGTCTATCGAGGCTGGCTACCGTTCGAAGTCGTGAAAGCAATGATCGAGGACATAACGAAATGACAACAGCTTTAATTACGGGTATTGCCGGACAGGACGGCAGTTACTTGGCCGAGTTGCTGCTCGACAAGGGCTATGAGGTTCACGGCATCAAGCGGCGGGCTTCCAATTTCAACACCGCGCGCATCGATCATCTGCCTGATCTCAAGCTGCACTATGGCGACATGACGGATGGATCGAGCCTGATACGCATCTTGGATAGCGTATGCCCGGATGAGATTTACAATCTCGCTGCACAGTCTCACGTGCAAGTCTCGTTCGAAACGCCGGAGTACACTGCGAACGCTGACGGATTGGGTGCGATGCGTCTGCTTGAGGATATTCGCATAAGCGGAGCCAATGCGCGGCTCTATCAGGCCTCTACGTCAGAACTTTACGGCAATGCTCTTGCAGGCGGCCACGGGGGAAGTCTTCTCAATGAAAAATCGCCGTTCATGCCGCGCTCGCCCTACGCAGTGGCGAAGCTCTATGCCTACTGGATCACCGTGAACTATCGCGAGGCTTATGGCATCCATGCGTCGAATGGCATATTGTTCAACCATGAGAGCCCACGGCGTGGTCCGACGTTCGTGACGCGCAAGATCACTCAGGCGGTCGCCGCGATCTCGGAAGGCAAGCAGGACTGCATGTGGCTGGGCAACATAGACAGCCATCGGGACTGGGGCCACGCCCGCGACTACGTCGAGGCGATGTGGCTGGCACTCCAGCAAGACAAGCCGGATGATTACGTCGTCGCGACTGGCGAAGCCTACTCCGTCCGCGAGTTCGTCGAGATAGCGTTCGAAATGGTTGGTATCGAAGTCGGCTGGTTCAACAAAGGCATCCATGAGATCGGCGTCAACACCAAGACCATGCGGCCGGTGGTTCGGATCGACCCGAAGTATTTTCGTCCGACTGAGGTTGACTTTCTACGTGGAGATGCTACCAAGGCGCGCGAAAAGCTCGGCTGGGCTCCCAAGGTCAGCTTCCGCGACCTTGTGCACGAGATGGTAGTCAGCGACGTGAAGGCATTGACCAAATGAATGAGGATACTCGCGTCGTAGTTTGCTGTTACGAGGGTGACAGCCATCAGGTCATCGAAGCTTTGGAGTTCTTTCTCCATCACGGGTGCCCGCTCACGGTTCTGTCCCCTGAGGATAGCAAAGCCGATGTGCGATATCCCGGCGTCGATAATATCTTTGGGGGCAAGCGCGCTTACATCGGACAGGACAGCCTTGATCGGCAGGCCATTCATCTTCGCCTCCTGTTACAGTATCCTGAGAACCACTTTCTGATCCACGACGCCGACAGCGTCTTGCTCGATCCGAAAATCCCTGACTATCTTTACGCCGAACCGGACGTAGTCTGGTCAAACCAAGTCGATGACGCGATCCCGGAGCATCAGGGCTCCTTTCCCGAAGGCTGGCCGCATGTCGCGTTTCAGCCGCCATATTTCTTGAGCCGCAAAACAATCGAAGCGATGCTAGTCCCATACGATCAACATCACCCATTTACAGTCGCATCGCCCATGATGCCTTTCATCGATTTCTTCATGGTGCAGTTGACCATGTGCGCTGGCCTGCCGTGGAAGCGGATGATGGACTGTATCTCCTGCCCGATCTCGATTGACCTACGCAAAGTCAATCCTCCCAAGACTGATCTCGACACGTATGACATGGGCATGAAGATCGCGATGGAAAGCGTTCTCAACCGGGGCACGAGCGTGCTTCACTCGGTCAAGAATTCGGTCGCCATCCGCAAGTTGGCGGCTGCACGTCAGGAATATCTCAAGAACCACCCTGACGCCGCGCCAGTATTTTTCCCCGCCCCGGTGATCCGAAAGGGCTGATCGTGCTCGACCTTCCCAACGTCACGCTGCTCTTCGTCGAAACCCGCGCGCACGGGATAACCGAGCGTGTGATCGCTGATTGTATCTCAAAGTGTAATTTCGGCGAGATTTTGCTTTATACCGACAAGCCTGATCTCATTCGGTTCAATCCTAACAGCCGCGCACGCACTATCCTCGTGCCTGACTTCCCTGACAAGAGAGCGGCTGGACAGTTCTACTATCAGCATGCATGCGCTGGGATCACCACGGACTTCGCGCTGATGCTAGAATGGGACGCTGGCATCTATGACGCCTCGAAGTGGAAACCGGAATTCTTGGATTATGACTACGTCGGAGCGCCTTGGCAAGTGCGTCCCAACGAACGCGATGATGTAGGCAATGGTGGCTTCACGATCATGTCCAAGCGTCTCGGGACGTTCCTGCATGAGAACGCCGACCGCTATCCAGTCTACACGGATGTCGATCTCTGCCGCAGACATCGTGTGGGGCTGGAGGGCGAAGGTTTCAAGTGGCCATCCAACACTCTCGCCGGACAATTCTCATGGGAGCTTTTACCGCGTGACCCAGATCACTTTGGTTTCCACGGTACGTTCAACTGGCCCACCATGCTGCCCCGAAAAGAGATTATCGAACGGGCCAAGATCATGTTGACATCGCCTTACCTCATAGGCAAGATGCGCGACCTGATCATTCGTGGAAAAGCAACATGGCTTGAGAAAGAACTGGGCGAAGAGCTTTGGACAAAATATCTCAGCTATCATCCGGCAATCCCAAACCGTCATGGACGTCCTCAATTCTCATCTCAACAACGTCAGAACATGGGCCGCCTTCTAGCGGAACGACAAGCGGCTCATATGGTTCTCCAATCGAAAGGGCTAAAAGCGTGATCAAATCAAACTCCTGTATCGTCGTCACCGGGGCGAACGGCCTCGCCGGCTCCGCCGTTGTCGATCACCTGAAAAAGGCCTACACGTGCGTCGTGCCTGTTACGCGTGGCGTCTGCGATCTCAAGAACCACGGGATGGTCGCAGAGACCTTCCGGCGTATCGGACCTGAGTATGTCTTCCACGCCGCCGCGACGGTCTATGGCTTGGGCGGTAACATGAGAAATCAGGGGAAGTCATTTCTCGAAAACACCCTGATCAATACCGCCGTGATCGACGCGGCGCAGAAGTGCGGGGTCAAGAAGTTCATCGCCATGGGCACCAACGCGGTCTACCCGTGGCCGCCAGTTCTGCCATACCGTGAGGAAACCATCTTCGATGGTCGGCCGCACGATGGCGAAGCTGGATATGGTCACGCGAAGCGCCACATGCTTGCGATGCTCGAAGCATACAACGAGAGCTACGGGATGGACTACACCTATCTTGTCTCTGGCAATCTCTTCGGCCCTCGCGATACATTCGATATCGAGAACGGCCACGTGCTGCCGTCCCTGATCGCGAAGTTCTATGAGGCGTCCCAAAGCTGGGACGAGCTGGTCAGCGTTTGGGGCGATGGTTCGCCGACACGAGACTTCATGTATAGCCTCGATCTTGCGCGCATCGTTCGCATGGTGCTGGAGAACGACACGACTGGAGCGATCAACATCGGCAGTGGCGACCGGCGCAGCATCGACTACGTCTGCCGGCGGCTGTGCAGCATCAGTGGTGTCGACTACGACCGCGTTCGCTATGACAAGACCAAGCCGAACGGGCGACCGGACTGCTACGCCGATCTCTCGAAGCTTCGAGCAGCCGGTTTTTCTCTGGAGTGGGGATTTGATGAGGCTTTGAAATCGACTTACAAGTGGTTCGCCGCTTCGCAGGCTGCCTAGCGATAACTGCCAGTTGTTCCAATGGTCTGGGAATGCTAAACAAGGGGGTCTCAAATCCCCTCGTGAAAGGCAGTCTCCCATGTTGTCAGTCCTCACCGCTCTCGAAGTCAACCTGATTGTCGGCGTCGTGTGCCTTGTCTTGGGCATCGTTTTCTCGACCAAGCTTCTGGATACCTTGAAAGGCGTCCCGTCCGATCTGCGCACCGCGCTCAACAGCGTCGAAAAGAACGCCGTCGCGACAATCGCCGCTGCGAAAACTTCTGCCATCGCCGCTCTGCCTGTTGTCGCTGCCCTTCCGAAGGTCGCTGCGCCCGTCGTGAAGACCGCTGTTGCCGCCCCCGCCGCTGTTCTGGTCCCGGCCGCTCCCGTCGAGAAGGTGGCACTTGCACCCGGCTCCGCCGCTCCCATCGCCAACGCCGCAACGCCGACCATCGTCAGTGGTCCCGGCCCCGGCCCCGCCGTCGTCTAAATGAGCGATGGTCGGATATACGTCATTTACGGACAGGGCGGCATCATCACCTCTGGCGGAATGAAGCTGCTCGCCAACCGAATACAGGCGCAATGGCCAAAATCGATCGTCACGACGCATTCATGGGACGATCCGAATGCAATCGCTGCGGATATGGCGCGCTACACGTCGCTCGTTAAAATCCTGATCGGATACTCGCTCGGGGCAAACTGTGTGACATGGGTGGCTGATATCTTCAAAGGACCGATTGACCTCGCCGTATGCTACGATCCATCAGTACTGTCTATCGTGAAAAATCCGACTGCGAATGTAAAGCGGCTTATTCTCTATCACAACACCGATATCGAGCCCGAAGGTCACGCGGTATTTCTGGGTCCTCAAGTCGAGACGACGCAAATATCAATGGCGCATCTGGCGATCTGCTACAGCGAGATGTTGCACCAGAAGACGCTGGCGGCGATTGGAAAATGTTTGAACTGATCTGGAGTTTCCCCCTATGCAAAGCACCTATCTGGATTTCATGAACAACCGGCTGATCCCGAAGTACGAGGGGGGTTATGGATGGTCCAAGGCTGACCCCGGCGGTCCGACCAAGTACGGCATCACGTGCTATGATCTCGCCGAGTTCGAGCACAAGAAAATGAACAGCATGTCGGCATGGGCTGAGCCTGTCAAGGAGATGCAGCTTTCCGTCGCCGACACGATCTATCAGAACAAGTACGCGAACGCCATCTATTACGCCGATCTTCCCGCCGGTCCGGATGCATGCATCATGGACTACGGCGTCAACTCCGGCACGTCGCGTGTCGTGCGGGCATCCCGCGCGATCCTGAAGATCAAGGGCGGCGGGATCATGGATCAGTCGCTGCTTGACGCCATCAAGAAGACTGACCCCTCAGTTTTCGTCACCGCGCTGTGCGCTGAGCGCATGCACTTCCTGCACGGTCTCCGCACGTGGGGAACGTTCGGTGGCGGCTGGACTTCGCGCGTCACCGATCTCAAGGCCTACTGCCTGCATCTGGCCGAGGGTGGCACTCCCGCTGCGGCTGTGGCTGCGGTTGATCTCTCGCATGTCGTCATGCCCAAGGCGATCCACGTGCCTCGCACGGCTGGCGCTCCCACGGCTGGCGGTGCTGTCGCTGGCGGCGCGGCGGTCGCGGCTGCGGGCTTCCCGTGGTACTACATCGTTGCCGGTGTCCTCGTCCCCGTCATCGCGGGCGTCATCTACGAGGCCTACGAGGCGAACAACGCCTCGAACGCCAACAACACCATCGTTCTCCCGGCCGGAATTGTGCTGCCTTCGGTGCCGGCAGCCCCGGTTGCCGCCTCACCGATCAAGTGAGGTAGCATTATGATGTGGTCTTCACTTAGCAACGGCACCGCCGCTTTTCGGGCGACGTTCCACCAGTCCGCCGTGATCTGGTTTGCCCGGGTGCAGATATTGCTCGGAGCGATCTGGGCCGTCCTCGTGGCCACGGACCTCTCATCGGTAATTGGCAATCCGAAATACATCACCGGATGGCTTATATTCTCTGGTGTCGTCACCGAGATGACGCGTCGAGCGCGCACCGTACAAGACGATGATGGGCATCTGATCCCGCGACGCAATGACGATGACCATGTCACTGTGGTCGTGAACAATGCATCCGCTGCACCGGCCCCCGCGTCCCCGCTCGGGCCGTCTACGGGCGCAACGAAGTAAAGGACAAAAGCCATGATTAAACCAACTGTTGGGCGTGTAGTGTGGTTTACCCCTGCCACTGACGATCAGACCTTTAGGGATTACAACCCGCCGTTCGCGGCGCACGTGGCATATGTATGGGGCGACACGTGCGTCAACCTCGCTGTCATTCTACCGGACGGCAGCGGATTTGTAGGTGAAACGTCGGTTACGCTGGTACAGTCCGACGAAGAAAAGGCGGCGCAAGTGTCCGGCCGATTTGCCGAATGGATGCCCTACCAGAAGGGCCAAGCCGCAAAACACGACGCCGCCGCTTAAAAGGGGTTCTCAATGCTAGCACTGCTCGCAGCGATCCCGTCGCTCTTTGCCGGGATATTCGGGACGATCAACTCGATCACGAACGCGATCTCGAACGAAAAGATCGCCGCGATCACTGCTACGACTGATGAGGCGCGGATCGCGTCTACCGAACGTGTGGCCCAGTTGCAGCAACAGCGGGACGTGCTGATCGCTGATAGCGCGCATAGCAGTCTCGATCTCTACATTCGTTCTTTCATCGCCATCGGTCCGGCGGCATACCTGCTCAAGATTTTTCTCTGGGACAAAGTTCTCGCCTACTGGACCAACGGCAGCACTGACCCAATCGATATGAACCTTTGGAACGTGGTAATGATAATCTTGGGCTTTTACTTCGTATCAGCCACGGCGACCACCGTGTCTCGTATCTTCGCCAGTCGAAAGTGAAAGTGCTTGTCCTCGCGGTCTTGCTACTCGTCGGGCACCGTACACACGCGCGATGCCCGGAGATCGTGAACGCGTATTATGACTTCGTCTATTCGTGGGGACAGGGCTACGGCTCGGATGTCCACCGAGATCAATTCACAGGGAGATATCCCAAGCGGGTTCTGGTTTGCATACGGGGGATGTGACATGAGTAAAATACTAAGGGGAGTTCTCGTTGCATTACTCATGCTGACGACGTCAGCGTTGTTGACGGCGGCCCCTGCCGTGACGCAAGAAGCTCCGCCGCGTCCCTCTTATAGTCAAGCTGATACTAAAGTCGATCCGACCGAGAACGTCAAGGCATTGAATGCCGCTGAGGCCAAGCGGCAGGACGATTTGCGATTGCAGCAAGAGAAGTATTTTGATGCCAAGCTGAAAGACCTTGATGAAATCAGCGCCTTGCGCGAGAAGACCAATGCCCAGTTGCGCGACAGCGAGATTGTGCGCATCGACAGTGAAATGAAACTGCGGGCCGAATTTAACGAGAAATTGCAGATCGCCGAAGCCCACCGTATCGACGCCATTCGGGCCGTGGACGTCAACGCCGTCACGGTCGCTTCGCAACGAGCGAGCGATCAGGCCTTGGCGTTGCAGAAGAAAGGTGACGACAGCGCGTTGGTCCTGAGCGCGCAGGTTACCAAGAGCGCTGACGACGTGCGAACGCTGGTCAAGACGACGGCCGACGAACAGTCCCGAAACCTGCAACAGCAATTCGCTGCCATTCAGGTGCAGTTCACCGGACTTGCTACGCGGCTATCGACGCTTGAACAGACCGGCTCGGAAAGTCTGGGCAAGTCGAAATATGCCGACCCGGCTCTGGCGGCATTGGTGACCGAAGTGCAGAAGCTCAGCCGGACGCAACAGGATACTGCCGGGCAAGGTACCGGCCGCAGCGATCTGACTGGGTGGATCGTCGGTGGCGTCATGCTGTTGCTGGCGCTTGGCACATTTGCGATGCTGGCGTTTCGCAGCCGACCGCAGCCGCAGCGTGTCGAAGAGTATTATGAACCGAGGGTTCAGCGTCCATCGCCGCGCCGTGCAGCGACAACGAGCGAAGAGTAAACATGTGGACAGGCTACACCAGTCTCCTGACAGCGCATATCATTTACCGCCGACCGGATCATCTATGGCTTCTCCAAGAGTACATCTATCAGGATTATGACGTGCTCCCGGACTTTCCCCGGCTGATGAAGTTCCTGCGCTTCTGGCGAGACAAACTCGATGGACCGCTCGTCGCGGTCCGGGTCGGGCACGTTCTCGACCGCGCGCAGATCGTTCTCGATCTTCACGACTTTCAATTCGCGGGTCGGCCTCACTGAAATACCAATTGCCCGAACGATCCGCTTGTGCTAGTGTTCACCCCAACATGAAGGATTTACCCAATGGCTGATGAAGGATTTTCTGGCGAGGGCTCCCCCATGCACTTCCTCAGACACGAACTCGACGCCATTGCTGACTATATCGCCGCCCGGCTCGACGGTACTCTTCGCGCCATCATCCGAGAGGAACTCAAAATGACCGACCAAGCCATCCTAGACCTCACCGCCGCCGACAACGCCATCCTCGCCGAACTGAGCCTCGTGGTTTCCACGGTTCAGACCGACGCGGCTGCCCTTGCCACCCTGCTCGCCAGTTCCGGCACCTCGCTCGATCCGGCCATTGAAGCACAGGTCGCCGTCCTGACTGCCGGCACCGCCGCCGCCGTCGCTGCCATGGCTGCCCTCGTGCCCCAGAGCCCGGGCGCCGCAGGTGCCTCCGGTGCCTCCGGCGCGACTGCCGCTACGGGTGCCACTGCCGCCGCTGCTTCTGGCGCCGTCACTGCCTAAACCGCACCCACGGGGCACGGCAGCCTCGGGAAACGGCATTCTAGACAAAAGAAAAGGCCCCGGACTCCGGGGCCTTTCACGTTGTGTGATATATTTGTCACGACCGGCGCTTTCTCAGGAGCAGCTTCCAAGCTTGAGAAAGAACCACACGACTGTGATCAGCGTAAAACAAAACAAAATCATAACGGCAATACCTGCCTGTGCATCTTTGTTCATGTCAGATTATCCTAAATGCGAGTTCCATGACTTTCCACCGGGCCGGATCGGAAGGTACGAGTTTGATCCGGGTCGACGTCATCGCAGGATTTTGCCCCGGCCGCTTTCCTCGTAGCCGGTCACAAGGCCACAGACAATGTGCTGCATTGCGTAGGCTTCGAATTCGGATGATGGCTTGCGCTCGCCGATGTACTTGAGCGTCTGACGCCAGACATGCATGCCCTCGTGGGTGAGGAGTGCAAGCGCGGCTTCGGACGACCGCTTCTTGTGGTTCAGGGTGACGATTGAGCACGCGTGCCCGTCACCGTCGTTTGTGAAGTGTGCGCAATTGCCATCGCTGTCCGGATACGGCTCCCATGGTGACATGTTGAAGCGCTTCATCTCTTTATCCCACGCTATCTCATTCGGGCAGAACCCGAAGTAGTAGGGAAGCCAACTAATTTTGCGCCATACCGTCTTCATATGATAGGGTTGGCCCTTCATTTCATATCCGCCGGTTTGAGTTGACAGGACATCGCGGTCCATCCATTGCCGTGATCTCGATCCGTGAGGAAGCCGAAGCGGTTAAAATATTGCGGCTTCTGTGTCACGAGCAGCACGGATGTGCCGTCATGCTCCCGGACGTAGTCGAGCCGGTGCTCGGTGAGCAACGTGCCAAGACCTTTGCTCTGATGTTTCTGGTCGAGCGCGACCCAGATGAACTCCCAGAAGCCTTGCATCATCATGGTTTTGCGAAGCGCGCAAAAGCCTGCGGTCTCATCCGTAGCGTAATGATCGGCGATGAAAAACCTCGGAGCGTACTCGCCACCCTTAAAACCTTCGACGAATTGCTTGAAGCACCGGTCGGCGCTCACGTCGCCCCAATTCTCACGCACGAGATGAACGCACGCACCCATGTCCGAATACTGCGGGTGACGAATGTGATACGCGCTATTTGATCCTGTAAACATTGTAACTTCCATCATGCTCTTCGACGGTGTAAACACTTTTTCCGTAGTTGATGCAAGCCCGAAATATATCATAGGTTGATCTGCCCGGAATGTAGTGCTTGGAGCCTTCACTCATTTTCTCGTATGGGGCTACGGGCGGAAACGCAAGCTCGACAATGTTCGTAAAGAACGATTGAGAGCCCCCGACCACGAGTGCGGCGCACGCTTTGCCGATGTACTCTCGTTCGGCGTCACTCAACTTGCATCTCCGCTATACTGAGCGCGTTTGCGCGCTTCCCAACCCGCTACGAACGCAGCCCGAGCCGCCTCATGGTCATGAGGTATCCAATTGGCATCTACCTTGTTGCAATACTCCTGCCACGCCCTGAAACGTGCGGGATGTGATTTGGGAACGGGCTCACGCGCGGCTTCCATGACCTCGTGAAGCGCGGCATCCGAGATTTTGTCTGTCATAGCCGGTTTTGCTCCCATGCAGCGGCCTTGACGCCGTCCGCGAACGTATCCCATGCGCTCTTCGTCGTTGTCTGCCAGCGGGTTTCAATTTCGTTGTTAACCGCTTCAGCGAGTAACACGGCTGACATCTTCGGTTTGAGAAGAGTGAAATAGGCGCACTCCGTCATCATGAGATTGATCGGGTCGAAGCCTTCGTGGATACGGACGTCCGTCCGGTACACACCGATATGGCACCCTTTGGCGAAGCCGTAGCCAATCTCCCAGCACGTGCCGCTGTCCGGGTCGGGTCCATCGAGATTGGCAAGCACTAGCTCAGCCCATTCAATGCCGCCGATATCCGACCGGAAGATCTTGCCCGCGTTGTCTCCCTGTTCATTCTCCTGCGGCAGAAAGACTTCATGACCAAGCTCGCGCAGACAATACGCGAGTTGAGCATTCCAGTTGCACTCTGATGTGGAAAACAAAGGCCCAGCCATGTATATTTTCATCAGATTTTCGCTTTTTCTAACTCTTTGATGATCCAGTTTTCATATCCGAGCGAAGCGACTACCGCTTTCGCGGCATACTGTTCGGCCTCCAGACGGGTATCAAAGGGACCGACCGCGACCCCGATGATCGGCGGCGCTCCGGTGTTGACCACAACCTTGATGACGATCCACACCAGCCAACTCCAAAATGGGTTTCGCCCCGCGCTTGTTAGCCCGGGATTTTGGTGTTGTCAAACGATTTTTGGTTTATTACTGTCCCAAGACAGCCAAGCACTCGATCCGGGCTTGCGTCTCTCTGCGCCATCAAGGTACACGGGCCATGAGGCTGTGATCCCGTGCTTCGGATGGACGAACGTCAGGGACTGCAACGGTCGCGTCGGCCGGGTACGCAACACCAGCCGGGCGTATTCGTTGTATCCGATCAGCGAACCGTTGACGATCACAGGCACCGCATCATTGTAACCGATGTACGTGTGATAGTGCCCGATCAGCAGCGTATCGAAATCCCGGCCACACTGCGCCTCCGAAGCTCCAACCTTGAGCGTGCCGCGAGCGATGGGGCCGAGCGCGCCGATGATGCCGTCGCCACCCTTCACACCGAGCGTATCGCCATGCGTGAGCATGAAGCGCCGGCCATAGATCGCGAAGTGGGCATCGACCTCGTTCGGGACATGGATGGTAACACGCGGATCGTCAGCAAACCACTTTTCGATATGCTGAAAGATGACCCATTCCCAGCTATCGAATACGCGGTTCTTGGCCCGTGGCTTCAACGTGGTGCGTCCGTGATTACCGGGTACGCACGGAACGAAGACCTTGCCAAACTTGTCGGCGAGCATCGTGATGATGCCGATCAGCATTTCCTCGACTTCGACCACGGCCAAGGTCACTGGCCCGTCATTGGTCTCGCGAAGGTCTTCGTGGATGCCGCCAGTGATCATGTCACCGCCGACCGCAAAGACACACCCCGGATACGTCGGAGTTGTCATGTGATTGAAGCAGAGATCGATGATCGTCTCACCGAAACGCTGGACCCTCTGTTTACTGATCTTCCGGTTGAAGGCATTCATGCCTCCGACCTGATCAGGGTCCACCATCTCGCCATGGTGCCAGTCTGATGCGAGGATCAGAGGAACGCCAGTGATCGAGCTAGTCTTGTGCGGCTTGGTGAGCCAGACCGGCGGTTCGCGCGTGTAGGCGTCGAGCCCGAAGATTTCCTGCCTCAGGCTTTCGGCAGTGTCATGTTCTTGAGTTCGGCTGCGGAGTTCTTTTTCGAGGGCCTTGATCTGGTTTTGCTTGCCACGGATAATTTCGTTGGCATCAGCAAGGCGTTCGCTATCCGTCTTTTGTTTCGGGTCCATTGTTTATATTCCCTGTCTGTAGCCAATCCCTTTGGCGATGATTGATAGGTACGTTTTCGTTCAAGATACTTCGGCGAACTATTGTAGCGCCGCACGGCCTCGCGACCTTTCGGGCTTCTTTTGTAGCGAGTTTGTCTCTCGTTCTTTTTCTTCTTCTTGTCTTCTGCCATTAGTCTTCTGGGCGATGAGGCAAATTGAATTTCTGTTTGGACAGGTAGAGCGATAGCCCTGTCAGTTGCTCCGCTGACAGCATGCTGTATTCAGGGAATTTACGTCTAACTATTCGCGCGATCTGCTTGAAACTGTAGCCAAGTCCGACTTCGTCTGCGATGAGCAACAGAGAACGAGCATAATCGCGAGCGAGAACTTTCGATGACCGGCGGCGCACTGGCATCTGACATCGGGACCCGTTGAGCGCGTAGGCTACCATCTGCAATGAACGGAGCGACGTGCGATAGGCTGGCCAGTTTGCCGACCCATTCGGGAAACTCTCGTGGAGCTTCTTGAGAATAGCCCGATACGTCAGACCGACCCGGCGACCATAAACATCGACGTAGCTGACTTGCATCAGCAAATCCTCCGCCGCTTCCTTGATTGTCTTGTACTTCTTACGTGCTCTTGAAGGCGCCCTACGAGGTTTAACGTGCTCATGAGTGCACTTCGATTTGGCAATCTTCCTCAGCGCTCGGCTAGTCGCCCGGCTACATTCGACACAATTACCACTCGCTGTATATCGGTATGGCTTGTGACCATGCTTGCAGCGCTCTCCAGTCCAATATGTCGTCAAACCTTCTTGGATCGCCGCAATTCTTATTTGAGTATCATTCATTTACCAGCCCTCACATGCTCTTAAGAGCACTTTAGCCAGATCGGCTTCAGGATCGACAACGCTCAATCGCGCGAGATCGGTCTCGGTCGCGATGACCTCGTCGTAGAACGAGCCCGGGATCAGATAGAGCTTCGCGGTGTGCGCGTGTCCGACTTGGATCAGGACCCAATGCATTCTGCAACCCGCGTCGGTCCGTGCCCTGTGCCAGATGGATTGACTTTCGCGCGTCTTCGAGCGGATAGGGGTGCCGGGTCGCTTCGGTCGAAGGTTGCTTTTTAGCTCGATCCAACAACTCTGACCTTCGATAACTCCCTCAACATCCGGATTGCCTTCGCCCACAGAATTCTCCAATCGACAGAAGTGCGTTTTATGCCCGCACTTATTAAGGTGTTTGATGCCGCTTTTCACCCGCTGCCACAGTGACTTTTCTAAAGCCATTGGGTTATCTCTCGTTTCTTATATGGTCCTCGGGCTCCTCGGGGACCGTGCGAGACGGCCGACCACAGACTTCCAGCGGCTCTCCTAACAGCTATTGTCGCTCGCATGCTCTCTGCTCGCCTCATTAGGCTATCAGCAGACGGGTGGCATCGGGATTTAGCTTTCGCAGACAGCTTTGCTCGTGTTTCCGCCGAGCGCTTCATCCCCCGATGTCCGGTGGCAGTTTTCAAGACTGATACGCTAGAGCGTTTCTGTCCTCGGCGAGACCGGTTCAACTCGGCTAAATGAGGATTTTGGTGACCCATGTTAGCCGCGCTGATTTTCGCTCGTGTTTCCGGAAGAGGATCACGACATCCAAACCCTCCCGCAGAAACATTAAGCCCAGCCGGGAAACGCGTACCAAATATCTCTATGGCCTTTGCCTCCAATTCGTAAATGTAATCACGCGCCCCCCGTGCCAAAACTTGAACTCTGACACTTTCAAACCCAACCTCGCGTATCGCAACTCCTATTGGATGCAGCGACCGTCTATGGTTTCGAACTCGTATCTGTAACACTTTCGAGACACCAATATACGCTCGGCCGTCTGGCATCGTGATCTTATAAAGCTCAAACATTGATCACTCCCTCGACATCGGGGTTGCCTTCGCCGGCTGAGTTCTCCAGTCGGCAGAAGTGCGTCAGGTGTCCGCACTTCTTGAGATGTGTGATGCCTTTCTTGCATCGGTCCCAGAGTGATTTTTCTTTAGCCACTCGGCAAATCCCTGATGCCGCGTCCCGTGATTAGCCCGATCGGGTCAGCGACATCACGCTTGTGCGCCTCGCTATCCGTCGCGCGCTTGACCCCTGCCTCTTCAGCAAACCATGGCTGTAGCGACTCTTCGATCTTGAAGCGAGCCCCTGTGGCTTCCTGCGGGGCCTGCTCGCCGTTCGGACCGACAAGCGAATTGGTTTCCCTGAACGCACGGGGATCGACCACGCCCTCGGGAAGCGTCAGGCCGTGCTTGCGCTCCAGAAATTCCTGACAGAGCGCCATCGCGCGCCACACCAGAGCGACAACCTCTTCACAGTCGCCGTCCATGCCTTTGTAATTTGACACGTGGCGAATGATGCAGTCGGTATGATCCGTGCTCTTGCCGCGTGCATGGTGCAGCGGCTCACCCGGGTTGTGCTTCTCATTGCCCCTGTATGAATGCTCGGCAACCGCCGCGCATGCATCCGGGAAATATGCTATCAGGCCGGAGTACATCGGGACCTTTTTTCGGGAAGAACTATCGAAGAGAGACAAATATCTCTTATCCTTAGGCATAGATGATCCTCTCATGAAAATGCCCGCTGCTTAGCGGGCTCAGGCTCGTGTCCCATGACGCAGTGAACGGATGTCTTCGAGGATGCCGTCCAAGAAACCAACTAGGAAGGACGGGTCGTTGTCTTCACTCATCTCTTCGGCGATGCCGACGAAGTCTCGAATGGTATGGCCGGCGCGATACGAAGCCAAGCCCTGAATGTAGCGAGCTTCTTCAATGATATGCTTTGACATAGGCGGGGGCTCTCCAAATATGGTTAATATCTGAAGTGCCTACACGAACTTAGGAAGGAATGCAAGAGGAAAAACAAAAACGCCGCCGAAGACCTTTTGGGCATCGACGGCGGCGCTCTGGTAATACATAGCCTATTCCGTTGCATCCCGGCTTGAGTTTTAAGCCCTCGGAGAAAAATGCAATTCGTTCGCCCGAGTTCATCCGGCGGGGTTGGCCATTCGCGAGTACATCGCATATTTCGGCGATGCTGTCAACCCCGAAAACACTCTGTGATCATATTCGCTGAATAGCCTATATTCGCTGGCGAGTAAATATTATCCCATTGTTCAAATCTTCATTTCTGGATGCGGCACGTTGACGAGCACGCTACAGATCAGCAAAATATCGCGCGGCGAGATATGGTGAAACGGAACGGTCATCGGCCACGACAAAATTTCTCCCTTGCGCATCGCCGCCGCAGTTACCGCAGAACAGATCAGATCGCCGGCCTTATGTTTATTCCAAGACGGGATCACGAAGCTGATGATCGACTGGAAGTCATATGGCATGCCGAGCTTGCTTTCGAGGTAGCTGTAGTAGGCGTCAGCTTGAGCTTGAGTGCATGGAATTTCAACAAAAAAGTCTGCAATCGTATGCACCGCGTCGTATCCCTTCGGTCGTTTCTCCAGCCCTCCAGTCATGCGCTCGCCATAATACCACTGACCGTCCGGCGAAACGCTCTCCACATGGTTTGGCGTGAATGGCATCGCGATGCCCGCCTGATAGCGGATGAGCCGCGAGATGAGACCTTTCCCGGCGCAGAACCTGATAACGATCTTGCTCATCAAATTTCCTCTTCTTTCCATGGGTTATTGCGAAACAACCATATCGCGAACGCGCGCGCCTCGTTGCTCGTGAACGACGCGCGCGTGCGCGCCTCGACGGGGCGCTTGAGGGGGACCGGGGCGCCCCGAGCCCGATGGACGCCCCGGTCGGCATCCCGCTGTGAACGGACTACGAGATCAGTCAGGTCCTCCTGACCAACCTCATGGCGCATCGCGTCAAGCTTGTCCGGGGTGATCAGTGCGTAAAAATCGTATGGCGGGTCGGTTCGGTGAGCCATCTTTTAATCTCCTACCTCGATAGCTTGACAGCCGGCGAGCATGTCCATCTTGGTGCGGCCATGCTCTTCAATTATCTCCCGGTAGAACCATTTGTGATCGGAAGCACGATTGAAGATACGTCCGGCCATGATGACGTTCGGGTTTCTTGTCAGGACACCTACCCATGTCGCATCAAGCTTGCCCGGCTCTTGCTCTAGCTTGCTGTAACCGTACTGCTCTGACCTGACGTAGTGCTTGCCGAACACGGAATTATGGATCACTTCCATGTTGGTCAGATTGCCCGCGTCATTCACTTTAACAGTAATCGTGATGGTCTTGATCGGATCACGATCACCATCCGGCGGCCTCAATGAGATAACGCCGCACTCGAATGCGCCATCGACCGGCCAAAACGGTGGCGAGGCTGACGGCGCAACTTGAAAATCGGCAAACGCGACTGTGCTGAATAGCAGCGCCGCCAAAGCGAAACAGATTATACGATACATTTCATTTTGTCCAGTGTTGTCGGTCAGGTGTTTCCCATACGCAGCGGGGGACTGTCAGGATTATCGTGTTGATTACCCCAGCATCCTCCACACAGTCAAGCATTTCGAGCGCGTTGATCAGCTTTCTTTTGTTCTGGTACAGCACGAGGTTTCGCGCTGCCAGCGCCTGACGCTCTTCGGATATCCCGGCTGCAACACGGTATTCGTGCGGTTTCTTCATGCCGTCTTTTCCTTTAGTAGCGCCTATCGGCGAAGCAGCGGCAGTAAACAGGCGTTAACTTCCGCCGTGACAAGGCCGCGTTCCTAGCCAGCCATTGTCTTTTGTGTTGACGCTCCCGGTCGTATTCACGCTGGCGATCCTGTCTCTCGTCGGCGGTTCTCATTCGCTCGAACATCCGCTCTATGCGCGCGGCTTCGCGATAGTCGTTGCGCGCCAGAATTTCCTCATGGGTCAGTGTCCGTTGTGCCACGTTTCGCCTCCGTCGTGCGAGTGTACACCTTGGCCGATTACCTGCCGGTTCACCGTGCGACCGGCGAGAGCTTCGGCCTGAGCGATTTTGGCCTTGGCTAGCGCGGAGCCTGAAACCATGATGCGGCGGTAGATGCACGCGTCGGTCACGTCGTCGCGCAGGTTCGGGTCAATCCCCTCGAAGGCGATTGCACCGGTCTTCTTGTCGATCTTCGGCTTGACCTTGCCGGCGGCAATCAAGCTGTTGACGTCGGCGGCCACTTGTGCAACTTCCTGCTTGCGCAGGGAAATGGACTGGCCTCTTTTTCGTCTGGTATCGCAAGGCATCCTACTTCTCCTGTTGCGGTCTTTAGCGGAGCCGGGACGACCCGTCAAGGGTCATCCCGGATATTGGGTTAAGCCAGCATATCTTCGAGATCAAGTTCCCGAATTGAGGTATCCATTGCAGCCGCATTCTCATCGAAGGCGGCCTCAACCTCAGGATCGAGATCGATAGCGCGGGCGGTTGCCTCAGTGTCCTTGACTTCGCTTTCGCCATCGAGGTCCAAGAAAGCGGTGCGGGAGCCGGCCAACGACGCGAGGGTCTGTTCGTCAAGAAGTGGGTCGACGTCCCAGATGCGCTTGGCGTAGCAATCGGTGAGCTGGCAGCCGTGGCGCTTGGCATAGTCCTTGCGGGCGAGGAAGCTATTCTCGGCCTGCATCCGCTCGATCGGAAGGGGGAAAGCGATACACCGGACTTGATACGTGTTCACTGCCTGTCTCCGGGGTTGAAGGTTACGCTATCGAGCCGGCGCGCGTTCATGCGCGCCAGCTCTTCGAGAATGTTCCAGATCGTTTTCATCGGTTTTGTTCCTCCACTAGGTACCCTTCCCCGTCGCCATCATAAAGCACCGTTGGCACGGGAAGCTCGCAAGCCTTGTTGCACTTCCCCTTGTGCGCCCAAACGACGTTTGCTTCGATACCACGCCAGTCGTCGAGCCATTCGATAGAGAAGCCCGCGCGGTAGCCCCGTTTTCTGGGGATGCGGTGCGAGGCTTCAAATGGGACCTCTGGGGTTTCGTGACCACCGCAATGGAAGCAGGTTTCCGCTACATGGAAGCCTTGCTTTATGTAATTCCGACGACAAGAATGGCGACGTCCGCCGCCATACGACGGATACAATTCTCGTAACATCGTTAGATGTGCGAACGGAATGAGTTTCTTTGGGGTGGTCATCGGTTCTGGCCTCGTGCCTCAACGCGCTTGCCGTGCAAGGCCTGTAATTCGGCCGGGGTACGGAGGACCCGCTTCGCGTTCTCTTGCGCGTAGAATTGCAGGACACGGACCACCGCGTTTCGGTACTTGCGCTGTTTCTGGGTAACGGTCATTTGCTATTCCGATGTTCCGGGGTTTCTGGGATCGGCCCCACGCCGTACTTTTTCGGGCGTGTCCGACATCCACAACATACACCCCCCGATCAGGACTGCAAGCGGAGCCTGAGTTGATGGTTAACAAATGGTAAAGGCCCGCGCGTTTCCGCAGCGGGCCTGTTACCTCTCGACAGAGGGATCGATAACACTTTGCCGCGTCTGCGGTATCCTTGAGCGTTTATGCGTTTCGATCTCGCGATCTCCGCACGGCCCGTGAGTATGCGAGGGCTTATCCGCAGGATGCCTTTCGTTGCCGAGCGACGAACCCGACTGCAACGCCCTCGCCGGGCTAGCGACGATCCTCCAAATGTTTCTTGGCCCGCTCCGCTCCGCGAAGCGCGGCCTCGGAAGTGGCGTAAGCTATCGGGTGTCCGGCCGAACTATGGACAGTGCGCCAGTCAGCGCCATCGCGGAACTGGGCATGATAGAAGCCCGGGATCGCGCGCAGATGGGGGTCGGAGGGCGAACCATTGGTTTCGTCGCCGGCAATGGCTTGCGTGATGAGGTCGAGCAGCATTTCGGCGAGAATATACTCCCTCGCCGCCTCCGCTGCCAAATCGGGAGTGTCGGCACGTTCCCGTTGTCGAGCTTCAACTCGCTCGCCATGCAGGCGTTGTGTTTCTTCGGGGGTACGCATTTGTTTCTCCGTTTGGGTTTGTGATGACTTGCCTTTAGCGGTGATCCATAAACACGTCAATAGCTTTGTTTGTGGTTGGTTAATGGCTCACTTCTTCCCAGTCTTGCGTCACGTGTCCCGGCGTAGCGTAAATATCAGCGGGACCGCATCCGGTAACATGGAAGCATTCATCATCTGGATCGTTGCCGACCCAGAGCACGACTTTCGCCGCGCGTCCGGGCATGGTCGTAGGTGTGTTGCTCATGTCGTACATGCTAATCACCGGCCGCCACTGACCGCCCCAGAGCATCTGGTATTTCGTATTGGGTGTCTTGTCGTCCCATGGTCCGCTCACAGACAATACTCCTCCCGTTGGTATGCATGAGCAAGTAAGAGCGCTGCCCGTGCCGGATTGAAATCATCTCTCGTTGTGTCAAGCGCCCGTTCTAGTAAGCGTTCATGTCTTGCATCACGGTTTCTTTCGAGACCTTTCGGACTGCTATCGTATCGGTGTTTTGCTTCTTGACCTTTCGGGCTGTCCTTATATCGGCGATCTGTCTCATGACCTTTCGGACTGTCATCATATCGGCGATGCGCTTCGATGCCCTTCGGACTGACAGCATATCGGCGATGCGCTTCAACCCCATTCGGGCCGGTGTTATATCTACGTCTCGCTTTCCGGCCTTTCGGAGATTTATCAAACCGTGAATGAGAGTTGCGAGCACATTCCACACAAGTGCAGGAAAACGTATAGCGCTCACAAATATGACCACGGCGACATGGTCTCCCAGTGTACCGAGTGAGCCCTAACTCAATTGCTTTTGCCCGACTAATCTTCTTCTTCATTTTAGAACCGCGCGCCCGCCAACATATTTGTAGTCGCTCGGTGGATGACCAGACTGCCTCGAAGCTCGATCTATTGCGCGCTTGACAGGCCCCATCGCCTCTCGCTTTTTACCCGCCACGGTAAGTTCTTCGGAATTTTTCTTCATATGACCACGCTCGCGCAAGATCGCAACGGCCTCCGTATGGGCATCGTATTTCTCGTTACCGATCTGGCGCGTCAGTCGTGTGAGCAGTGGGAGATGTTTGGCCATGTTGATTTCTCCATGTGAATATTCGTCGAGGATTGACTTTGGCTGCTTTACATTCATCGACGTATTTCCTCAGCTTGACTGCGATCTCCGGATCGAAAACACCGGTCTTGATGAACTGGTCACAGTAGGCAGTGCGGAGGGCTTTGATGTGAAGCGGTAACTTGGTCTTGCGGCGCTTGGGGCCAGCGGCCTTGCACGCGGCAACGCGCTCTGGATACTTCTTGCGGTACGTGGCTTGTCTCGTGGCCCCACTCATATATCGGTACTCCTCAAAAGGTCTCTGAGCCCTGTGCCCGAGACAGTGTCTGCTAACGTGACCTTGCCGTCTACGATACCCTAATCGTATCTTTCTCGATATGCAATCGCCAGTCTCATCTTTTCGACGCTGTCTTTGAACGCCCCGAGCCCTAGATTGCAGCACTGACAAAGCCAACCACGAAATTTTCCAGTTACATGATCATGGTCGGCGTGGAGCTTAGCGATTTCATTGCATGACTGACAGCGACTATCTTCCGGCATAGAGAATGCTTGTTCGACTGTCATCCCGTACCGATTGCGGCGCTTATAGATTGTCGTTCGGTGGACCCCAACGGCTTCGGCTCGGGCTGTTATGCCTGTTGTGCGAGAGGGTCTAGATAATGCCTGTTCCAATGTCTCCCCAGCTTGATGTACTCGTTTCCACACTGTCTTAGGATTTATGCCAAGTTCAAGCGCCCGTCGTCGTAACTCTGGCGTCACAAAAACCGTTCGTTTATAGAGTGGATCGGTAAGCGCCAATTCACGCGAGCGTCCAGACCGAATTCGTTTCCGGATCGTAGCTGCTTTAAGTGCAGTCATCATATATCCGTTTTCATCAAGAGGTCTCGGAGCCCGGTCCCAGATACAGTATCCGCCAAAGAGATTTTACCATCAATGATTTCATAATTGCGGTCATCGACCGTCCCGATGGTTCTCATCCGAACGACGCTGACAGAGTGGCCAGCGATTTGTGTCCCGCGTTCCTTGGCTTGCACGTATTGAGTTGCGTCCGGCGTCGAAGAGAAGAACATGATCGTGTCCGCTGCACTGAAGTCGCGGCCTTCTCCACCAGCGCCGGGCTGGCCAACAAGCGGGTTATATTTCGGATCATTCTGGAATGCAAGCCTGATCCCTTCGCGCTTGTCCGTGGGCACTCCGCCATGAAATTCAAGGGGCTTGAACCAATATGACCTGAGCTTGCTGAGCACCCGGCGGATGTCTTCCCGGTAGCGGCACCAGATGATGGTTTTACCCGGCAACGTTCCATAGACTTCCTCAATCATCGCTTGGTAGATCGGAGCATCTTCGTCGATAGTGATGATCTCGGTATCGAGCTTGACATAGCCATTAAGAATTTGCTGGAGCTTCATCACGCGAGCACCCGCATCTGGCGCGGCGACGGTCGGCATGTTCTCGATCTCGACAAGATGCCGAGAGACCATTTCCAGATAGGCGCGGCGCTGCTTTTCACTCATGACGATGAGACGTGAGGTCTCCAGTAGCTCGGGCATGTCGCCGACGTCCTTGCGAAGCACGACCGATGAGTACTTGGAGATTTTATCCCGGAGCACATCGAGGTTCTTGTAGCGCGCGATCTTCTTGTATGCGCGACTGTGCCGCTTGAACGTCGGATTATTTTCTTTTATCCGCTCAACCTCAAACTCGGCGTAGTATTGGGCGAATTTTTCATATGAGTTGCCTGCATACTCCGATCCGAACGCGAGATCGTCGCCGATCTTGAACATCGAGTACGCTCGTAGCGGAGAATTCAGGATAGGGGTGCCCGTCTCAATCGTGACAAACTTCGCCATGTGTCCCAACTGCCGGGCGAGCCGCGTCCGTTTCGTACCGGCGTGCCCGAAGTGATGCGCCTCGGAAATCACGAGCATGAACTTCTTGTGACAGGATTTCTTGAACTCGTTCACCGCTCGGAGAATGGAGCTATTGGCCTCGGAGACAGCCCCGAACGCCTCCATGTTGACCGCCAGCCATTTGAGGCCGCCCGTGTGTTCGTTGAGCGCTTTGAGTCCAGCGATAGCGTCCCAGTCAGCGCGCTTCGGCGTTTGCCAAGCGAAAGCCATGTGCTGACCATTCTCGGGCCATGACCATCGTGGCAATTCGTTGAGGCAATAATTAATATGAATTCCATTTGGGGCGAGCAAGATCACACCCTCGATATTGCCCTGCGCGAATTGATATTCGGCTTTGTCGATCACGGCTCTGGATTTGCCGGTGCGCATCGCCCACAAAAGAGCGCGAAATCTGTCGTCTTTATGCTCGTCGAACTCTTTCTTCTGGTGCGCCCATTGAACCTGTTTAGCGGGTTCCGGGCCTAAAAGCTCTGCAAGATCGATATCGCTTATCATCGGCGGCTCGCATAATTCGCGAGAGCGCGCAACTCCGTCGCGCTTGCATCCGCTTTGAGCTTATTCGCTCGCCAACTTATGATAGCCACGTTGCCGGAGACATAGCCCTCGCAATTGTCGATCCGATCAAGGGTAGCGCGGGCAGCGTCGTACCCGGAGCCACTGTATTTAAGTTTGCATCCGAGAACCGGGCAACGTGATGGCAGTTTGCCGCCGATAAGGAGATCACGCTCAGAGATCATAAATGGAAGGTGTCGGCGTTTCGCGCTACTCCGGCTGTTCTTGAGCATGTGAGCAAGGGGCCGGGTTCTTCGCCGTTTGTCATAGGCTCGCTTATTAGACGCGCTAACGTTCTTCGGGTGCGAACGCCGCCACGCGACGGACATCCGAGCACACTTCTCCGGGTTTTTCTCGCGGTACTTTTTATTGGCCGTCCGATGGGTTCGGCGGGCTTTTATCGGATGGTCAAGACGATACGAAGCGGCCCGAAGTCGGGCCGCTTCGCGTCTCTGCTCTGGCGTGTGGATAAGACGCATCAGTCAGGTAACGGCCTCAAGGCCGGGGCCCTGTCCGAAAGCGCGCAACCCGAATTCGCGTCGTCGTGAAGTTTTGTTTAGCGTTAGGCATTTTTAATCTCCGGTTGGGTTTTGAGTGTCACAATTCACACCCTAGACCACAGGCCTCGTGATCCGTCAAGCACTAAATCCGTCTTATTCGATATATTTTCGATGGGTAAGATTGGCAAGAGCTTGCACCGTGTTAGGTGATTGCGCACGCGCCCCACTGTCAATGGTCTCGATAGGCGGAGACAGCCTGTCCGCTACAGGCGTCGCCTCTTGCGGCACAGGCCGAGGAAACGGTTTAATGGTTTTAGATATGTCTACCATTCTAGGGGCTGTCGAGAGATGCCTCGCGCGAACATTTTTCATTGTTTCATCCTCTCACGCTACTCGGGCAGCGGGCTCAGGCTCCGGCCCAAGAAGTTCTTCAAGGTCAATTTCGTCGGAACGGATTTCCACGATCATCCCTATCGGTCGCCGCGCAATCCGGGCATAGATGCTCACTGTCGTGAATGCGCCAGCCTTCTTCGTGCATGACTGACCAGCACGCGGGGTAATTTCTCACGTTGTCCCCCTCGGATTTCAAGAAGTCGCGCGTTTCAAAACAGACGTCGCATTGGAAAGTAAGGACATCTTTGGCCGGCCGTTCTGTGCTCATTGTTCCAGCGCCCCCTTTATTGCTTCAAGTAGTTTCTTGGCATCGACGCGGTCCGCTACGAGGCTGCATTCACGGATGTATGAGACGAGCGGACGATCCAAATTCTCCATCTGCTGGCTCATAATCTCAGCCATGATCGCGACCGAGCACGCCTCCTCCTCGGTCTCCGGGAGCCGGGGCGTTCCATCAGCCCCTATGATGCATCCGAGTTGGCGGTCTTGAGTTGGGCACAGACGCGCAAGGCGGCGCAGGCCGCCTCCACTATTTCGCCCGTCGCCAACTTTATTTTCCGGCCCCTCGTGAATTCGTACTGGGGCTTTTCCAGTATGCTGGCGTATGTCAACAACGTTTCCGGGGAGGGCATCTGTTCCAGTGTCTTCATTCATCTCCGCTCCATGACTTCGAACTTGCCGTGCATCCACTTCCACTGCGGACGTGGGAATACACCGCCGGTCGTATCGCGAACCAAGATGCCTTCGCCATCGCGAAGCTTGATGCGCGCAACACGACCTCGCACATCAAGCTCCATCACGTCAAGCACCGATTTCATGTCGCTGTTGACGACGGCCAAGCCCGGCATATTTCCCCAGTCGTAATTGATATACTGGTGCGAACCGTAGACCGATTTTGAGTACGCAGCATACATCATCAAGAAAGTCTGTTCGGCTTCGACAGGCGTCCAGTGGGTGATCTCGATGCCAAGCGGCACCAGATGGTGACCCCAATCGAGATTGCTGCGCGACATCAGCGCCGCCCGTTCATCAACGATGATCCGGCTGTCGATTTCATCCTGTATCTCCGGCATGGGCAAATCTTTCCAGCCCATCCACTCCCGGACCACTTCGTTGATCTCGTGATCCCAGAAGCGGTATTCAGGCATGAATTGCTTGACCGGGCGCGGGATATCCACGAGGTAGGCCTCGGGTGCATCGTGCATCAGAATTTGAAGGCAATCGAGTGCTGAACCACCATGGTCCGAAAGCCATTTGGCGAGCAGGCAGCAGTGCTGTGCCACACTGAAGTGCCATTGAGTATGACCTGAGTAGCGGCACTGATTGGACAGCCCGTGGGCGATGTCGATGATCGACAGTGCGTCCGGTGTCGGCTCCAGCGGCCAGAATGCACGGCCGGTGTAGGTTTCGATAAACGTCGCGGCCTTGTACCGTGTGTCGGTTTTCAGGATCGTGACATCGTCGGCTTGAGTGACGGTGGGCAATGAACGTGGCGAGGGCGCGGGGTGAGATTTCTTGTACGCGATATCCTCCGGCGACATGCCGTTTACTTTGGGAGACATAGCAGTGATCCTTTCAGAGCCCCTCAAGTTTATCGTATGCCCGCAAAAGTCGCTGGGCAAATTCATAGCCCCCGTAGCTGTCGGTCGTGAACGTGCTCAGCAACCCGGCTTCATCGTGAAATTGAATACGCATGCTGTCTTCGTCGATGTTGATGTTGATGCTGTATTTGGTAGCATCCATGTCGTCATCCAGCAATTCCACCAGAAGCTCGTCCTTGATGGCTTGGGTCATTTTGTTTCCCCTTCTTATTTCCGAAGCCGGGGCCCTGCCCAGCCTTCGGCGGCGATTGGCATTCCGGGACACCAGACCGGCACGATGGACATGATACACTCAAATTCCTTCACTGTGCAACTGCCTATTGCAGCTTGGGCGATGACCTCATCGTGTATTGATAAAAGCAGATCGAACTCAGGCATTTCGTCTACACGAAACATAGCTTCGGCGAGAAGATCGCGCGAGCTAGCCTGATCGTAGTTCTCAACGAGCGAACCTCCGTGCGTGCCGCAACGCTTCCATTTTTTAGTATAGGTATCCCTGCCCATGAAAGACAGATGCGGCGAGACAAAACTCTCCGGCGGATCAGGCAGCAAGCGCTTGTGTTGTTTCTCCGCGAGCTTCTCCGCATGCCAGCGGACGCGATGCTGTGGTACGCTCTTCTTGGCTGGAAAGTTGACAGTCGTCGGCTTCCCGCGCTCATTGATGGCAGCGAAGCGGTACGTGACGCGCTGGCGGACTTGCGGATCGAGATAGGCGAGCAGGCGGCCCGAGGGCAGGCGGCAATGCAGGAAGCGGCCGGCCATGAAGTAGCTGACCGAGCCAATGCCGAACTCATCCCCGCCGCAATAGTATTCCCCGCCGCAATAGTATTCCCCGCCGGGATCGAGCACGGCGGAGATCGCAGCCTTCTCGGTGTCGCGCCAGAGTTGGGGGATTTCGGGGTAGAGGTCTTTGCGATAAATGCGCACTACTTCCTGACAAAACTCATCCTCAAGCCAGATACCCTCATCCGCCAACACAGTGGCTTGGAATTTTTCCCAGCCCATCGCGTAGCCCAGCCCGAGTATTGAGTTATGAACTAGAAGCGGTCCGCGATCAGTCAGGATTGTGAAGCGATGACGCGGCCCCGCATTTGCAAGATCGTAAACATGCTTCAAGTTTGTTGATGCGTTCCTGCATCTCAAAAATCTGGCGTCGGTTTTGTAAGTTGACTTGTTTGGTACAGAACCGTAAATTACCCGGCTCATAGCCTCGCTCATTCTTGATCCGATCAAGCTCAAGAGCGGGTTGATCCCAACCGTCAAGCGTGATGATATACTGCAAGAACTGTCGTCGATCTGTACGCCATGGTTCATGAACGAAGATACCTCTTCCTCCATAGTGGTGGAACACATCGCATGTCTTGGTGTGACAGCGTTGAATGCAACTTGAGATGCGATTGAGAAGCCGAGCCCTATCAGCTTCATCAGGGACGATGTCTGCGTATCCGTAATACTTCTTACGCCAATAGGCGGCTTTCTTTTTGGCGCATGCATTGCATCGTGTAGACTTTCCGGACAAGAGGTTGGTTGACAAAAGGGAGTGAACCGAAGCCCCGCATGAGCATTGGACGAGCATGCGAGCAACGCCTCCACGCTCTCCGTAGGTATATCCAACCACGGTAAGTTCTCCGAACCGTGTCCCAATGCTCGGCATTGTAATTTTTCGTTTTGCGCCACATCGAGGGCCGAATGCCAACGGCAGCCCTCCGATATCGGATGGTCGTAAGTCATATCTACACCCATCATATCGAGTGTTGGTTTCGTACCTTGGTCTAGTAGCCCCTGATGACTTACCCATTCAATCCCATCCCATAACTGATCTTCTAACGTGATCTTGGTTATAGGATGGAAGCCTCGCCGCGTCAAGACAAGAGTATCGGCCCCGAGGCATTTCTTTCCGAGGGCTCGCTCGGTTTTGTCAGCTTTGGTGATCTGACGTTTATAGATCGCGCTTCCCATATCGATGTATGGGTCACCGCCGCTGTTGAACAGGTCGAGCAGACGTGAGCAGCCCGACAGCCACGCGAGCTTGCGGGCTTCGATGGCGTTGAAGTCGGCGGCGTATAGCTCGTTCCCCGGTCGTGCGATCAGTGCGCCACGGCATGCCTTGGCGAGCATGACCATCGGCTCGCCCCAGATCATCGTGATCAGATCATGGTCGAGCCCCATGATATCATCCCACGCTTCAACCATATCCTTGGAGTAGCCACGAACGAAGTTGTGCGGCTGGACACCCTTGCCAGACCACCGGCCGGTTCGATCCGCGCCGTTGAAGAGCATGATATCGTGGAGCGCATCATCGTCCGGACAGACACTGTTGCGCATCTGCTTATACTTGGCGACAGATGACCGGTTGACTTCCATGCAGATACGGAGCGACCGCTCGATATTCTCCGCTTCGGGACCGAGCGCGTCCCACTTCTCCCGGGCAGCGGGGGCGTTGTGCTCACGGGCCTCTTCGCCAGCCTTGGTCGGAACCCCGTCGAGCGCAAAACTGAGCGTGTCGGCCTTGGTGTCGAGCAAGGGCTCGCCACCGACCTCAGCGAGCCGCTCATTCACCCATTTCAGGAAGGCTTGGCGTTGGGAGCCCTTCTGGATAGCCCCACCGGTGAGGTCGCTAAGCTCTTCATTGAGCCTCTTGGCCTCTTGGCCTGCATATTCGAAAGCCGTATTGGCGCCCGAGATGTCGAGCGCGATGCCTCGAAGGTTCATCCGCTGGTCCATAAGCCAGTATTCACGTTCGCGTGGGATCATTTCTGGACAGAAATTGGACAAGCCGCGTTCGGCCCGCACGTCCTGTTTGCAGTATTCCCAGTTTGCGCGGTGCTCGTGCTCTTCCTCACAGAACTCTATAATTCCGTCGCCACGTTTCTTGCCACGTCGGACCATCGGCTTCGAGAGCTTATTGATCAGACGTCTGCCATCCGCAATCTTACGGTCGGGTAATCCGAGCGCGTCAACGGCGTCATCGAGAGAGCGGGGCAGAGACAAACATGAGGCTTTTGCCGCCGAACAGTACAACTGGTCCAGCGTGAGCTTGACATTGAATTCGGGAAATTCGACTGTGAAGCACTCATTCCATATATTGAATTCGAAGCCGGCATTGTGTGCTTCGACTGGCTCACCGCTTCGGATGCGTTCGATTAGCTCGTCAGGGCGCTTGCTCTTGGGCATCGGCGTGGCCCATGTCGGGTGGGCACGGTGCCAGAGATAAACTTTTTCCTCCTGATCGAATGACCAAGCAAGGCAAAGTGCTTGCGTGCTCGTGTCGAGCGCGTAGCGACGCGCGCCCCAACGTTTTAAGTCAGCAGCACTTCGGGTTTCAAAGTCCAAGAAAATCACAGGCCCATGCCTTCAATGCCCATGCCGCCATATGGCGCCTTTTCAGATGGCAGGCCGTTGAGGACGCGGAGGGTTGGCGTGAGAAGCACTTTGAACGCTCGGGACAGGATCGCTCGCGCGTCCACTAGATTTTTGGTGGCCATGGCTCGGTCATGTTCATCGAGCGCGCCAGAGCATAGGACGACCTGAGCGAGCATGAGGGCTTCAAGAGCTTCCGTGATAAGCTCAATCTTCGTTTCAATAGTTGTCATCGGCAGCACTCCCATTTTTATGAGAGGTTCACAGAGCACAAAATCGGAAGGCTGTCAAATGGTTGGGGCGCGATATCGTGGAGATACCGCGCCCCTCTCATGCGACCGTGCAGTGATATCACCGGCTTGCGCCGGGCTTATGAGGCGTCCCCCTTACGCGGTCGGATCGTCGTTGTCGCCGACGCCGTCGAAATCTTCGTCGTCGTCTCCGGTGTCAAAGCCTTCCTCCGGCTCGCTACCGAAATCATCCTCGGCGGATGTGAAGCCGTCGAACCTGTCGCCATCGGCGAGCTTCTTCAGGTTGACAAGACCGATAGCCAATCCCTTGCCGATGTTGTCAAAGGCGTAGGGGTTGACGCTCGCACGCGCCCAGCAGCCGGCGTAGAACTCTTCCGGGCTATCCGAGTTGTCCGCAGTGATCTTGAGGCCCTTGAGATCGACGATTTCCGGGCGCTTCATCGAGTTGGCCATGGAGAAGTAGACCATGTTCGGATCGCCGTATCCCTTATAGGTCTTGTCACTGCCCTTGTGGAACGGGATTTTGAAAGAGCGATCCTCTTTCATGGTCTTGAGGTCTTTCTTGAAAAATTCCTTACAGACTTCGTTGAGCCGCACCTTGATGGCGGTCCACTTGGCCTTGTCCTTTTCCGAGAAATCAGCCGGAAAGAACAGGCCGGTCACCGAATAACGGAGCGTCCCGTTATTGTAGGATGACTTTTCGAAGACTTGGGGGAAGCTCACGCGAAATTTCGGGGTGAGCAGGCGGGTGCCCTTTTGGAGCGCAGTTATAGCGGTGGTTGCCATGGGGGGTATTCCTTTCGATTTGATGTGATTGATGAAACTTTTGGCAGGATCACCGTTAGCAGGCCGTTAACCATGTGTCAACCCTTGAGACGCGGGCTTTTCGCTTTTTAATCGTTGTGTGTCGTTGTCCAGAAAAACCAGATCACTCCGGCTATCACGCATGCAAGTACAGCGCCCGACACCATCAGGAGATCAGTCATTTTGGAAAGCTTTCTACTTTGCCCGGCGGGATGTAGCTCCGGAAGATGTGGTCCCATAAATTCGTGCTCACACCGAAATTGGCTTCGACCCCTTTGTGGTGCATCTCGTGCGTCGCGCGAAGCTTGGCGACTTCCGAGCCTGACGTATGATGGATCGAAAAGTGAATGATGATGTAGGAAAAATAGCCGAAGGCAAAGCCCGCGAACAGCATGCCGCCATATCCCCAGCCTAGTTGCAGCGCGAACAGATAGACTATCGCGAGCACCAAGCCGGTCAGGAGCGGTGGCACCCCGATCCAATCCAACGGTCGGCGATGATGGCGCCAGTGTTCTTCCTTGTAGAGCCAGTGAAACAGCCACCGATGCGTGACGTATTCTGCCAGCGTCCACGCGGTCACACCACCGCAGAACAGGAAAAGCCACTCCATGGTCGGCGTCCCGAAGACGAACGCACTGATGACTGCGACGGCGATGTACAGCGGCACCAGAACAAAGTCGGCGAGATACGACATTCGTGAAAGACGAAAATCCATGATTAGTCCTTATCCAATTCTCCGCGCGCAATGGCTTCGTCCCGGAGCCGCTTGAATATGTCATTAATCGGCTTCATAGGGCGGGCCGCCCATTCCTTGGTAGCCTCGATCATGATCCGGCTCAGCACACGACGCTGTTCGCAACCGTGACAGGGCTTCCCCCGAACGATTTCAAGAGCCTCATTGAGACCTCCGGCTATCTTGTCGAACGCTTTGCTCATGATCCCTCCGGCAGTGGCGCGAAGCAGTATGCATACCCCGGCTTGGGAAGGGGAACCCCGTTCGGCAAGCCGCCTGTGTAGTCTCGCGCTACCGACACAAACACCCATGCATGGCCCGTTGGGTTGCCCATGGTCTCGCTCGGCGGATTAATCTTGTTCCAAGGCACGTGGATGACGCTTCCATTCTCGATCTCCGGGCGTTCCGTTCCATCGGGAAATGTGACCGCAGCCCCATCAGTAATCGTCACGTCGTAAGAGCCGTCCTTGTTCCTTGTGTAGGTATCGGCGACGTAGGCGTCGGCTTTGCCGCAGCACGGTTCAGGCATCTTGTCGTGTCGTAGCAACTGCCCAAACCATTTGGTCGCCGGATCATATGGATCGAAGCCGTGATCAAACGCGAATGCATGACTGATGCCCCAGATCAGCGAGAACACAACGAGCGCGGCGCAGAGCAATGATGCAATGAAACAGCCGCCCCTCGTCGGCGGTTCGAGATCAAATAGCTGGAACCGTCCCGGCTGATCGCAGCCGTCCGGACAGCCCGGGTAATCGCACATCATGAAGCGGTTTTGGTCTCCATCACAGATCGGGCATTGATACGGCGTCGTTGGCACGTGCCAATAGCGATCTTTGTACTGTGCATCCCGTGCCTCGGCGGCTCTGATGCGCCGATGAAACTCGGAGACATTCGCAGGATCGTGCTCTGGCAGCGGGTTGCGCCCGGGACAATTGTCTCGGATGCACCATTGATCCACACCGCGACTGCGGCATATGCGGCACTGCGGCTCGGGATACGCAGGTCCGTGTTCGTCATAGCCCATGATCAATCAAGCTCCACGTTGGCATCGTAGTCGTCGCCATGAGCTTCCTCGTTGATTGTGATCCCGGCCTTCTCGCGCGTAGGAGGCTGATCGACCGGGGGCACGACGTAGGCGCGCATGACACACTGATTGGGAATGGAGAGCCCGATCTCGATGCCACCGCCTGCATTGAGCATGAGCAGTTCGTCGTCGTCCGGCTTCCACGTGCTAACGCACTCAATGACTTTGTCAACACCGTACAGGTCAACGCGGACCATGAGATCGCCGCATTCTCCGTTCGCGTCGTTCCAGTTCTCGGGAGCCGCATACCTGTGGGTCGCGTCGCGCGTGATTGTCGGTCTCATGATTTGGGTCTCCTGTGATAATCGACGGCCTTCAAAGCCTCGGCAACGAGATGCCAGACGTGGAGGTCATCGCGGGGATAATCGTGTACTTCCCCATGCCTGTTAAAAATATACTTGTCAAGAGCTTCCTTGCACCGGCCGCGCACCGTGCGGACACGATAGTTTCCACATGCGTTTGTACCGCCGATGTTATCGATGACCATCCGAGCAAGCTCTTTGCTGCGACTGGCGTCGATGGCGCTCTCTAGACGGACGCTGACGACTATCATTGTGCCTCGAAGATTGTCTCTGGCAACGACGGTTGATAGATTGATTGAACCACGTAATCACGCGGACCAAGCCGGGCGACAGGAAGCGTGATGGTGCGTCCCGGCTTGGCCTCAGGGGTCGGTATCCATGTGACCCTATTCCAGCCAGCGGCGTCCCGTATGCGGCATTGGTTGAACATCATCAGAAGTCATCCTCATCGTCGGCGAATTCATTCACAGCCTCATCGGCTGCGCTCGTTGCTGCGCGCGGATCATAGCCCGGGGCAATAGTTAGCTTGCCCTGCGGCATGAAGGCCAACTCTTCAACAGCTAGCTTGACGAGCTTGCGCTGATCTCTGCCAACACCGAGCTTCTCCATCTGGGCCGGTGATTTCAATTTCGGCGCGACCAAGAGATCATCCTCAGGCAACCCGATCTCATCGGTGAATTTTTCCTTGACTGCCTCTGTGTCGATCCATCGGCGTTTGGACTGGCCACGCACGAGCTTCCAGTCGCCCACCGCATTGCCATTCTCAAGTTCGCGCTGGATATCACCCTTGATGTTGTTGCACCACGCCTCGATCACGTTAAGCCACTTCGCCTTGTGCGCAAGCTCTTCGGTGGACTTCGGCAACGGCAGTTGAACTGGCGGTTCGTCTTCCTCGAAGTCGGCGTTCGCTTCTCTGAGCAGCATGGCATCATACTCGGGACAGCGCGTCTTTGCCGGGCACCACAGGCACCAGTCTCCAGCGCGGAGCGGCGCGTTCGGCGCATCGATCGCGTCGGCCGCTTCCTTCATCCTGATCTCGAAGAGCTTGAGTTGGTCTATCGTGTACGTCTCGGATCGGATCAGGCCCTCTTTGTGTGGAGCGTTCGGTTGCGAGATCGTGACCGTGACCTCTTCGCAGTCCTCATGCTCATGTGCGGCAAGGACTGCGTATTGAGCCAACTGCTCGTTGTCTTTCGCCTCGACAAGGATGTAACCGTTCTTGTGGTCAACGATATTGAGCTTGCCGTAAGGCTCAGCGAGACGGACGTCGATAGAGCCGCCGAACCGGGGATCGAGCCACGCACCGCTGATGTAAACTTCTGAGAAGACCTCTGGGTGATACATTTCCTCGCGAAGCCGCGCCACTTCATCAATGGTTTGTTGCACGCCCTCGATCATCTTCTCATCGGCGACGAACATGAACCAACCCGGACGGGCTTGCTTAGGGTCGAGCGCCGGGGTGCCCGGCGGATAATACTCGGTCTCTTCTTCGCCAGCAGCTTGCACGAGGAACGTGCCGCCGGCATACTCGCGCGCATCGTCCTGACCCGCGATGATCATAAGCTCGATCATCTTGTGGGCGGCGGTGCCAAGCATAGCGGCTTGATTTGTAGTGGAGCTTTCATCTCCGATAAGCGCCACGCTTCCCGGACAGGACATCCACCTATGAGAACTACTCGGGCTTAATTTAGAATGGAATGCCATTTCATCTTCCTAAGTTTAGAGAGCCGGGCCGGTGCTGCCCCGGCTCATAGGGGTTTTGCAGACCCCCGCGTTCCGGTTTCGCCACCGGCTCTATAAAATCATTCGACCATGAAGGGGAATGTGATGTACTTGACCGGGCCGTCACCCAGAAGCGGCGCGTTAGCCCCATCGAGCACGATCCACGCACGTGTCTCATCCTTGAATACATTTGAGCAGCGATTATTCCGCCAAAGCGGAGACCCATTAGCCTCATCCCATTCGTCGTCCTCGCCGGTCAACGGTGTGAGCGGCAAGTGCTGAACAAGAAGCTTGAAGAGATTGACCGTCTCTTCGGCACTCCCGCCGGAGTGATCATAGGCGCAGAATGTTTCCATCAGCGCCATGACTTGCACGGCAACATCGCCGTCGTAGTCAGCATCAGGATCGAACAGACCGGCGCGGCGGAGTTCGGACTTGGCGTGTTGTAGAAGACTGCTCATTTGAACCTCTTTATGACCTTTCCACGAATGATGGCCCGGCGGAGCCGGGTTGAGATTTGGCTGCCATCGTGGTCGCCATCGTCTTCGTCGTTCTTGGTGATGTGCGCCACTGTGGTGATGTGGTTTGGCGTGACCTCGACAACAAAGCCTGTCGTCTCACAGAAAGACCCTGTCAGCATCTTTGGGATATTCCTGATCGGCTCCCATTCGCATCCGCGATAAGAGCAATGGTCCTCCCACTCGAAATAAACGAGGTCGCCGACCTTCGGGTTGAACTTAGTAGCCATCGGTTTTGTCCGTGTACACGATCTCGATGACGCGGTTCTCGCGCGCCACGAATGAAATGGCTTGGTTCGGTCCCGGCGGCACGAGCCGCACGCGTACCGTGTCATCGCCCGCATCGGATGAGACCATGATCTCGGGATTGATCCCTCCAAACACGATAACATTGTAGCCCGGCTCAGGCTCGACGCGAATGATGTTCTTGGTGACGTGCCTGACGTTCACGATGCTCAATTAACTGTCTCCTGCGCGGCGATCATCGCCATCTTGCGGTTATGATCATCAAGCTTGATCATTTCCTTGAGCCTGACCTGTTTGGCCAGCATGTCCCTGATCGCTGGCGGGTAGCTTTCGAAAGTGAAATCGCCGATATGCGTGGAGACCGTGCGCCATTCAAAGATGGCCTGCTTATAGCGCGAGCTATCCAGTTGTTCAACACGAAATTTGAGATTGGCATCGTCGGCGACGATGCGAAAGGCCCGCGTCGGCACCGCGACCGCGAGCACGTGCCAGCCATCAGGGGCGTTGCTGATAATCTGATCGGCCTGAGCGTCGTCCATTGTCTACCTTAAAACATATGCGGGTCGAGACCAAAACACTTGCAGAGCCCCTTGGCCGATTTGTGGAACGCCGCGTTGTGTTCGGCGTGCGGGGTCTCCATCCCGGATGTCGCCTGATGAATGTGTAGCATTTCGTGTATCATGACGCGGACAAGCTCATTAATCCAGCCGCAGCATACACTGCTAATCCCGATCTCATGCTTGCCATTGCGTCTTAGGTAGTGTCCTGATGTAGTCTTCGACCGGGTGATCTTGAACGTGATCTCGGCGCTAGCTGGCATATTTTTCCAGTGACAGAACGGCTTGCACTCCACGAGGAAACCGTAGAGCAGCGCCAGACGTTCTTTGTTAAGCGCAAGGGTCATCCTCTATTTCCCACTCGACTACGATGACGCCGGTCCCCGCAAATCTGGGGTCACGCGACTTGTGCGCCATGACCTTGTTGCCTGCATCCATCAGCGGCGCGATCTCGGCGGCGAAACCGCGTGGGAAGTGCCCCAACTGTTGGTTGAAGATATGAACGGAGATGGTATTCGTATCGTATTTGTTCTTGGGCTCACGTTCAACTCGCAATTGCTGACCGGGTCGCATGCGGGCTAATTGCTCTCCAGCGCCGGGATAGAAGCTGGAACCCATTATTTGTACTCGCTTTTTCTGGCTGGCCATTTCAAAACCTTTTGGGGGCTCGGTATCGTCTGTGGATACCGAGCGACCCAGCTACATGAGGTCGTCTTCGGGGGTCGTGGCAGCGGGGGCAGAGCCCTCGGTCTGCAACGCGACCTGACAGGCCTCATAGACCTTGTCGTAGTTTTCCGGCTTGAGGTCCGTGACCTTCTTCACGCCGCCGCCATCCTGATCGAGGATGTCAGCCGCGTCCTGCTTGCCAAGGCTGGCATTGGTCGCGACATCCCGAATTTTCTCCCGGACCTGTTCGATGGTATATTTGCCGTTCGGTCCTTTGGTGCCAGCCGGCGGGCCACCTTTGGTCTTCGCAGCGGTAGCAGCGGCGGCGTCGGCCTTCGCCTTGACTTCGGCAGCGGCCTTAGCGGCAGCGGCCTTGGCATCGGGCGTGGCAGTCGTCCCGGGCTTGCCAGCGCCGGCAACAGTGGCAGGACCGGGCTTGAGAGCGACGGGGGCTGGAGCCTTGAGCACAGCAGCATGGATATCACTGAGCTTTTTCGAGATTTCGGTGAGAAGGGCGTCGGACATAGGGGACAACTCCGGTTAAGAATTCATTAACGATGTGGGATGGCACATAGACTGAAAAGCCCGGTTTTGTCAACCGGGTTCACAGGTTTATTTCATTCGAGCGTGGGGAGAGCCGCGCTCCATGTCGGCTCTGCCATCCCACCAACTGCTTCCTCGGATGACATGGCGGGCTGCGCCGTGGTGTAAGGCTCGCCGCGCTTGGATCGCGTGGTGTCTTCGCCATTGGCTACGCGGCGTTTGATCTCATTGCGCAGGAACGCAGCGGCGACCACGAGGTTCGCAACCATGGAGCCATAGGTCCGGAATGCGCCTTGATCCCAGTCCTCGGGATAGCAGGCATCCAGCGTAATTTCGAGCGCCTCCTCCAGCGGACAGCCATCTTCGAGCAGCTTCACGAGGAGGATTTGGGCGGCACTCGCGGCCAGCAATTGCCCACCGCTGTCAGCGTCAAGCCGCTCTTCGGACGAGCCCCACATTTTCTCCTGTACGAAGACTTCGGTCGAGATCAGTGCGTCGGTCGTATTACCGGCGACGTAGCTTTCATTTTTGGTCATGGTATTCTCCTGTTAAGTGGTTTTGGGATGTCGGCATTGCCCATTCAGGGTCAGTGCGAACTGGCAGGGGCAAAGCTTCGAGAGCCTTGATGTAGCATCGGCCGCGCGGTGTCGCCATGTACGCCCAGCCGGCGTGACGTGCGCGCTGCGCCTTGGTCGGGCGCTCGATCATGTCGTCGCGTAGAAGCTCGCGGACGAACGTGACGTAGGCTTCTGACCTTCGTTGCTCTTCCGGCGCGAATGGTCCGAGCGATGTAGCGAAGTGCAGCATCATCTTGATTTTCATCGGGGGCATGGCAGCATTGCTCCGTGCTCGGAATAGAGCGCGCTGACAGGCTCGGTAGATCGGCTTCCACTCATCGGTCGTCATGTACGCGCGACCGTTCACGGCAACGGCCCGGCCAAGATCGGGATGATTAGCTACCTCGTGCAAAGCGTTGCGCATCGCTTCGAGTGTGGGAGCCATGTGACTTTCCTGTGTGATTGTTTTTCTCAGCACAACGCCGCGCATCCATAAATTGTCCAGTTGGGGTGCGCGGCGTGTGGGGCATTTTCAAACCGTTATTTGATTTCAATCCGAATGTCAATGGGGTCAGGCTTTACATTTTATTTTCCTTCCGCGTGTCAGTCACGCTATCCATGGTAGTCAGCGCGGGGCACCATACACAACGCAAGAGCCATGTCAAGCAAAGACCTTGCAATGGTTAACGAGAAGTGCTAGGCATCTCGTCCCCTCAGGAGAGCCATCTATGTATTTTCTCTATCTGATCCGCACTGCGCTCGGTAATTATATTGGTGTCTCGAAGAACACCCAACGACGTTTTGGTCGCCACCGACATAGTCGATTTCCAGTTGGTGATGCAGTTCGCCATGATTTAGCTTGCACAGTTCAAACTTTATGTGCCGGAAACCGGGAATACATCTATCAACTAGAGCCATTAGCTATCACTAGATTTGAAACACGATGGCCAAACGGATTTAATCTCGCTGCTGGTGGTCATGGCGGGCGTCAGCATCTTCCTCAAACAAAATCTAAAATAGCAAAGACCAAGATTGGACGAAGTCGCTCTCCGGAAACCTGCGCAAAAATATCCGCCGCGAAAAAGGGGCTCCCGCTTCATCCTGCATTTCTCGCGGCTTCACTAGCTGCTAATACCGGACGAAGACCATCTCCCGCAACTATCAACGCCATGAGAGTAGCTAACACCGGCCGAAGTCGCTCTCCTGAAACCCGCGCAAAAATATCCGCTGCAACTAAAGGCAAAAAGCGGGGGCCACTCAGCACTGAGCATATAGCTAACCTGAAACTAGCAAGAGCTAATCGAGCGCCAACATCGGCCGAAACGCGGGCAAAAATATCAGCCGCTCAGCTAGGGAAAACACGCGGACCTCAGTCTATTGAGCACCGTACTAGACTATCAGTGAGCTTGACACGTGCCATTAAAGAAAAACAAGATAACGGTATAGCATGGGGGCGAGGATATAGGACATGACATTTAACAGTGAAGAACTAGCGATATCCTACATCGATCAGCATTTTGGCACACGCTATCTATGTCCTATCGCCCCATTGAAGAAGTACCCGCCTTGTCACAAGGACAACCTTGATACTGGCGCGACCAACAACCCTGCTGTGATCAAGAGATGGGTCGAGAAATACGGTCAAGTGAATTGGGCCGTAGTCCACAGGAAGTCTCGCCTGATGGTCATCGACATCGATACAAATCCTGTCAAGAATAAGCAAGGCCAGATCACGTACGACGCGCTCGACCTGATGTATGGCTGGCCCGAAACAGAGAAGACCACGACGCCGAGCGGCGGGTTTCATGTGATCTATGAGGGATGGGGCGACACGCCACACATCATGGCGCTTGGCAAAAACGGTCTTGGGCTCGACATCGACAGCCCGAACTACACGCTGATCCCCGGCTGCGTGTTCGCCGATGGCACTTCTTATGTCGGAGACGATACTCCTGCCGCACAGTGCCCGCCGTGGATTTATGAAGTCATCCGCGAAACGAAGGGAGCCCGTCGCCGCAATAGTGCCAACACGAACGGCGGTAGCGATCCATGGTCCGCTGAATTGATAGAGCGGGCACTGGGAGCGACGCCATACGAGGGAGGACCGAAAGGCCTCGATGAGCGTCGCAGCTATGATGGATGGATCACATTCATGATGTCCGTTCACGAGGCCTGCGGTGGAAGTTCGGAAGGCCTCAATGCCTTCGTCAACTGGTCGCAGAATGATCCGGGATACGTCAATGGCAATAACTCCGATCTTGTCATCCAAGATCACTGGGACAGCTTCGACGCTGGCGCTGAAGGCGGCCGGACACGCGCATCGTGGACCGAATTGCTTTATGATCGTCGAGACAACGGACCGGAGAACGACCGCGACAGCATAAAGGTTGTCATCGATAAAATTCGAGAAGCCGATAACCCGTTCACAACCGAAGACGCAGCTAGCGACTTCACCGAAGAGGAGGACGAGGAGCCCACTCCT